TCTATCCGGTTGCATTCCAAGATCCTACTAAGTCGACTCAGTTCAAACGTGAAGCATTGAACTTTGCAGGTGACGTGTTTGGTTATCATGAAGCTGCACACTTGATGGCAAACAACCCAGCTAAAGTCTACATGTCTCAAACTGAACGTGTAGCAGATCTGGCTTACGTGTATTGGGAAAACGCTACGGTATTCGAATACGATAACCAAGGCATTCTGCTAGAGTGGCATCACCATACCGGTGGTTCTCGCTACTATGTTCAGAACCCTAACACGGCATGGGTGGAATGTATCACGGGCGTTGGTAGCACAGACCTGCAAGGCGTGTATGGCACTGATCCAGTAGAACTACCTGATGGTTACGAGTTCCGTGTATACGTGAATCGGACATGGAGTGGTGCACCTACTGGGGAATGGCAAGACATTACCGATCTGGAGAACCGGCATGAATGGGGCTTCCTGGATGAAACAGGTGATGTACCAGTATGGCGTTGGGTTACGGGTGGCAATGCTTACCAAGGTTTGATTCGTCGTTCTGATCGGTTCTTCTTGGATGCTCGTCGTTTCAACAAGTCTTCGGGCATTATCAACTTCAGCTTCCGTCACACTTCGATGTCGTCGGGTCAACAGACTGAAGAACTGATGGATATCCCACTGGGTCAGCTCGATGTATTCTTGGCGGATGAGAATGGACTGAATGGTCGTTCCCTAATTCAAGGCATCGACTACATTGTTATCGAGGGACCTACGTTCCAAGAAACTGTAGTGGTACTGAACAACCTGGAATATCTGAACGAGATCAACACGGTGATTATCCGTGCACATGGCTTCTGTTCGCCAGAGTTGAAGATGTATCCGCCAGCAGAAGTAGGCTTTGTTGAGTACGGTGTATTGTCGGGTAACGGCGTCTACGATGTCCACACCCACAAGATGCAACGTATCGTTGTTGATGGTCACTACCGTGCATTCGAAGACGTTAAGTTCGATGAGGACTACGCCGATCGGGTAATCGCCGATGAACGTAATGGTTCGCCTTACCAGATCCAAACTCCACAAGTTACTTTCCGTGATGTTTACGACGAAGATAATGCTGCTCGTGAGTTGGATGACGTTCGGGATAAACAAGTTAGTGATTACATGACTGAGTATTTCCCAGCTCGTGCACGCCCTAACTCAGACAAGATCGAACGACACTACTATGTCTACAGTGCATACGCAAACAAGATCCTAAACGATCTGATTGCAGGTACGTTGAAGCCACCGATTGTTAATGGTTTCTACACGGATATGGATGTGGCTAAAGCAGTAGCTAAGTACGATTGGCTGAAACCTTTCGACATGGCTAACCAAGACTACAACAAGAACCACATCATCATCTACCCGCACTGGCATTCAACCGCCCAGGGTCTGGACATCCAACAGTATGACTTCTTTGTGAGAGCTCTCAAGTTGGGACTCCGTGAGGTTCCCGATCTTTCACATTCAATCTACATCACGAGGACCTAGGAATGGCAACAACATTCACTCCTTTTACTCGATCAGCCTTCCTGGACCCCGAACGTGGGTTCTGGACTTGGCTTCGATCGGAGATCGTTAGTTTCCCAGGCGAAACTAACAAGTTCATTCCAAACGTGAACGATGCTGTCCGCGACTGGGACCAAGGGTTGTTCCGCGTTATCGAAGTCGATCAGACTACAGGCATGTCGGTACTGGAGAAATGGGTAGAACCAGAATCTCCAGATCCGGATGGTCCTGAGAACGTACTGATCGCAACTGGCCCAGGTTACACTTCGGAATCCTTCCGTATCTTCCTGGATCAAACCGTTACGCCACACACGTTCTCTCCTGACCTCCGTTGCCATTTCTATGGTACTGAAGTCCAAGGCTACAAGATCTTCCAGGGTAGTGATATCTCGGAAACTTACGGCAAAGTGATTTCGGAATACTACGATGCTTCGGGTAACTATCTGGGTCCAATGATTCCAGTTGAAGTTGCTCTGTTGCCAGGCATGCTACCAGGTACTCAATACCAAAGCGGTGTGACTGTACCAATGGCGGGTTATACTTCGGTTAGCCTACCGGACGGTGAACGGGTTACTCTCGTAGCCTACTCCGCTAACGGTAAACAGCTTTCTATTGCTCAACTCGTAGTAGTGAACTCTCAAGCTATTCGCCAACCGGATACGTCGAAGCGTTACGTTAAAGGTATCTCGATTGATTCTTCGTGGATTAGTTCTGCTGATCCTAAAGTCATTGAGTTCCCACTGAACGTTGCTGTCGAATCGTTGCCGATGGTTGCTCGGGTTCATTACCGTGATGGTAAGAAAGAAGCCAAGGCTGTCAATGGCGGTCAAATGGAACTGTTGGGTCTCCGTAACTACGTGGCTACTGAAGTGGGCCAAGAGTTCGGTATGACACTGACCTATCAACTGGCTCAGGATGAGATCTCTTATGGTCTCAACCCAACTACCGATCGTAAGATCACCATGTCTTACATTGCTCGGACTACTCCAGCAGAAGGCGCTTACGAGTGTCGTATGTTTGTTTATCCGGTGTGGGTAAACGCGGCTGTTGGTTACCGGTTGGAGTTCTGGTTGTATAACCAAGATCGGGAACGGTTCTGGAACATCACGCCACAGGTTGAACTGGGTATGACTTCCAAGCCGTTTGATCCGAAAGGTTACGGCTTCATTCAAGACCTGACCTACGCGGTTAACTTGAACGAAGTGGATGGTGTCTTTAAACCAGTTCGTTTCGTTAGCTCTTTCCAGCTCGCTCTCTTGACAGCTGGTGGGAACACTGACGCGAATTGGGAAATCAAGTTCCGTCCTGACCAAGAAGTAGCTTATGGTCGAGACCTGAAAGCAAACGTGGAATATATCGAAACCAACCAGTGGAACCTACGACTGGCTAACGGTATGCAGACTAAGGAAACTTGGCTGCAGAAGATGTACTACAATGCTGAACCTCTGATTAACCCAGAGTCGGAAGTAGTTGCTCCTGAACCTACGCACTTCCGTGTACAGTTCTTGCACAACACTTACGAGTACGCGATCTCTCAATGGAACGAAGTATTGAAGGTAAACAACGACCTCACTAACAACGGTGAACTCGTTTACATTCAGTGGATTCGTCGAACTGTAGGCACCGACCTACAGCTTGCAATCACCGCATTGCCCCTGAAACAGCTCGTGTAACAACATAAGCGGCTACCCCTTTGGGTAGCCTTTATGCCGTAATTCTATGACTCATATACGTTTCCTGGCAGGGGCGGGGTCGAAATCTTTTATACCGTCACCGCCATACATACCTACAAGGACATTTCTAATGAACGTAATTCTCTATATTGATGACTGGAAAAAATTCCCATCGGCAATCGCTGACACCAAAACCAAGAACGAATCTTTCCTGAAACTCGTAGCGCTTTACAAGAAGATGGGGATTAAGAACTCGGACTTCTGCCTGGCATTGTTCCAGCCAGAACTGCAGGGCGTAGACCCTTACGACGAAACTCTAGATGATGCTACAAAGATGAAGATCATGCTAGAGGCGAAGTATAACCCCTGGTATTACTTCCGTGAGATTGCGCGAATCCCACCTACCTCTGGTAACAACCCGATTCCATTCCGGGCTAACCGTGGTAACATTGCACTGTTCTGGTCTTTCTTCAACCACGTTGACTTCGGTTTGCTGCAACCACGTCAGACTGGTAAGTCGGTATCGACTGACGTACTGATGACTGGCATGATGTACATCTGGGGTGAGAACACTGTAATCAACCTGATTACTAAAGATACAAAACTGAAGAACGCTAACGTTGAGCGTCTGAAGATCATGATGGACTTGCTGCCTAAGTACATCCATGAGAAAGACTTCTCTGACGTTGACAACCAAGACATGATGACTTGTATCCGTCTTGGTAACAAGTACAAGACTTCGGTAGGTCGTAACGATAAGATCGCTGCGGATAAACTCGGTCGAGGTTTGACTGTACCTATCATGCACTTCGACGAACTTGCGTACATCAACTTAATCGAATACTCTCTACCAGTTGCACTGGCTTCTGGTTCTGCAGCTCGTGAAGAAGCTGCTGCTCAAGGTCAGCCATACGGCAACATCTTTACTACAACGGCTGGTAACATTACTACCCGTGATGGTGAATTCGCACATGGTTTCTTGACTGGTGGTGCGCCATGGACTGAAACTTGGTTTGACATTGCTGACCAGAAGACTCTGCACAAAGTCGTAGAGAAAACTTCCAGTGGTCAGAAGCCGATCATCTACGGTGCATTCAACCACCGTCAGCTTGGCCGTACTGACGAATGGCTGTTCAAGACATTGCGTGACTCTGCTCAGTATGGCGAGATCGCTGACCGAGATTACTTCAACATCTGGACCGTTGGTGGTGAGGGTTCTCCGATTACCCAAGAACAGAAGAAACGGATTAAGGACTCTGAACGAGAACCAGTGTGGACAGAGATCACACCTGAAGGCTACACCGTACGTTGGTTCGTGTCGAAAGAGCATGTTGAATCACGGATGGCTAATAGTCGTTACGTAATGGGTCTTGACCCTTCGGAACTCTTAGGCGAGAAGTCTGACTCCACGGGTATGGTTATCATCGATATCGAAACACACGACATCGTTGCTACTGGTCGATACAATGAAACGAACGTTCCTCAACTGTCGGCATTCATTGCAGCGATTCTGATCCGTTATCCAAACATCACATTCGTTCCAGAACGTAAGTCGATGGGTATGGCGATTATTGACTACGTTGTGATTGCATTGCACAGGGCTGGTATCGATCCATTCAAACGTATCTTCAACCGTATCGTTGACGATGCTACCATTATGGAATCTGAGTTCCGTGATATCCAAACTCCGATGTCTGCTCGATCCCCTACGTTCTATGATCGATTCAAACGTCACTTCGGCTTTAACACCGCGGGCAGTGGTCGGTATTCGCGCGATGCACTTTACGTGGTTTCGCTTCCTAGTTCGATGGACTACGGTTCTCGTCGTATGCATTGTAACTTGCTAATTACCGAAATCTTGGCATTGACTATCCGCAATGGTCGTATTGACCACAACCGCGGTAACCACGATGACTTGGTAATTTCCATGTTGCTGGCACACTGGCTGTGTATCCAAGGTCAGAACCTTTCTTACTACGGTATTAACTCTAACAACATCTTCTCTAAAGCACAGATCTCGGATCGTGAACTTACGAAGATTGAAGTGTATCGTGAAGAAGTAGGTTCTCGGGCTAAGCAGGAATTCGATGCATTGATCGAAGAGATGAAAGGGGAGAAGAACCCGATGATCTCTGCTAAGATCGAATTGAAACTCCGTGCATTGTCTCGGCACATCAACTTGGAAGAAGCATCGGGTGCTGGTATCGATGCAATGATTCGCCAAGTGAAAGAAGAGCGTACTCGTAAGGTTCGTTCTAATCGGTATACTCCGACCGTGATGATGTAACGAAACAAAAAAAAATAAAGCGAATGGCTCTCCCGAAGGAGAGCCAATTTGCCGTTACTTCACCAGGAACTGGAGAGTCATGTCTTTCTCAGCAGTCTGCAGTGCAAGCGACAGGCTATTCGGATTGATCAACAGTTCCATATCGCGCGCGGTCAAACCAACGGTGCGATGGAGTTTGATGATAGGCGCATCACTACCACAGAAGTCTGCGTTACCGATCCATACCCGGCCATCGTCGTCCATGAAGTGAACCATCCCGTTAGGGCTTTGTTTAAAGTACTTGCTAACGCGGCGCATTTCCAGGTTCTGCTTCACGATCCCGCTCAGGGCATCTGAAGCTTCCTTGGCGAAATTGATCGGGCGAGTATTCCATTCGTTGTCGATCTTCAGTTGAATAGCGACGAGCGTTTCTTTGTCGCGTTCTACTTTAGCTGGAGAACGCTCTGGATGTTCCGACAACATCAGGTACTGTGAACGAAGGCTCGGGAGATCCAGTACTTCCAATCCATCCAGTTCCATCGGCAGACCGCCATCGGGTTTGGCCAGATGGATCGATACCAGCGGCGTGAAGCACATGACTTCACCACACAGCGTCTTCTGGATTGGGTGGGTTGGGTAGTGACGCAGCAGGTATTCCCACATGTGTGGCATCACATCGATATCCACGTCTTCGGTGACTTCGCGCAGGCCATGCATCACAGCAGCAGAACCGGCAGTGATGACGAAGTTGTCTGGGGTAACGTTCAGCAGTACGCTCAGGGCATTGACTTGAGCGATGATCAGTTCTTTGGTCAGCATGGAAAATCCTTAAATGTTGTAGGCTTTGCAGCGGAGAGAGATTTGGAACAGTGATTTGCTATCGTCGTTGAACATTTCGATATGGAGGACTTCGTCACCCCAGTACCAAATATGCCATTTGTTTCCATCGATGTCAAGCTTGTCATTAAACTCGACATCGTTTTCCAGCTTCTCGCGATAACGTTCGCAGAGCTGTTGAACGGTTGGCATGTACTCAACCAACCGAGTGATACCAGTGGTTGCATCGATACGATACATAAAAACTTCCTAGCGTGTAAAAAGGAAGGAGCCCGAAGGCTCCCCCAAAGGAGTTAACGTGCAGCTTGTGCAGCGCGAATCGTGCGACCGATATGGTAGAAGTCAGAAGCCAGTGCTTCCAGTTCTTCGCCCATATGCGGATGGTATTCTTTGTTCACCCAGACCAAGCAATCAATCAAGCATTCGAAATCATCGAACTCGATGTCATGGGTGATGGTACCTTTCGATTGATCGAAGGTCACCAGTGTTACGTTGTCTTTGGTAATCGTCAGGACATCGTCATCCACTTCGAAAGTGAAGGCGGTGCCGTACGGAGAATATTCGGTCAGGAAACGTTCGTCAGAGGCGATGAACAGTTTCATCAACAAGTGCAGCTTCTTCATTTGCTTTTTCATCGGTGCAGCTCCTTGGTTTGTGCAGCTATCTTAATTTACTTCAGGTTCAACGTCAACATCTTTTTTCGGATGTTTTACATCAATGCAGCGGAGAATCGCGAAGCTCTTATCGAGCTGACCAGCCAGACGTTTAGCTTCATCTTTAGCCAGTCGTTTGGTTTGATGCATCCATGGACGAGGTGATGGATGAATCGTTCCCGTTGGGCTGACTTGCGCGACAATGAACTTGCCAACAGGTCGACCACAATCATCAGCTTCAATACCCCAACTCGAATTATGGTAAAGGACATAGCCTCGCCACATACCCTGGGTTTTGGATGAAGCATAACCGTCATCACTAACCCTTCGATTTAGGTTCGCATTAGGATGACGCTTCTTCAAGTCTTGTTCAAATTGTTCACGCAGCTCTACTAACGACATCTCTTTGCTCCTATTGATTCACGAAAGTAATATAGGCTTTTAAAATGTTTAAATGTCACGGTATAAAGCCTCCCACTAGGGGAGGCTCTTTTATCGTCTTACCCAACGCTTGATAACACAGTCGTCGTAATCTTCCTGTGTCAGCAATCGCCAACGCACAGGACTGATAGTAGGACGGAACCAAGTATCGGCATTGTGTACTGGTGTCAAGATAGTCGTGATGTGCATTTCATCACACGACCCGTAGTAGTCATGGAACAACGAACTACCACCAATAATGAACAGCTTAGTCAGTCCGATCTTACGAGCAGCTGCTTTAGCTTCATCAAAGCTCGACACTACCACACAACGTTCATCATCAATTGGGATAGATGACAACACAATGCATACGCGACCCGGTAGTTTGTTAGGTGGCAATGATTCCCAGGTCTTACGACCCATCACACACCCATGGGTTTCCCCTACAGTTGTCTTCTTGAAATAACGCATGTCATTGAAGCATTTCCAAGGGAGTCGATTCTCGTAACCGATTTCCCCTTTTGTACCAGTTGCAGCAATCAGGATTAGTTTCATTACATGATTCCAGACATGCTACCGCAGCCAGATGCTACGTAGTCGTTAAAGCTACCCAGTGGATTACTAGGTAGAGGATCCATATTCAGATGTCCGCCCATCTGTGTGTTGATCTTGCCATCGCCTTTAGGTTGTTGGCTATCGAGCAATGCTTTCGGAATAGGTAATGGTTCATAACCAGCAGGACGCAGTTTCTTAATTGCATCACTGATGGCTTCTTGGACTTCACCATTATCGATACCGAGTTTGTCCAATTCCTGAGGTTCATATTTCTTAACGGATTGTTTACCGTTCTCGAACTCGTAGATGAAGGAACCACCGAAGCTACCACGAATAGGAGCAAAGCTCTCGTGTTGTGCTGCGATACAGTTCACCAAAGCCAGCGAACCATACAGACCTACGTTCTCGATGGTGGTTTGGAATGTCTCTACTGGAACGTTAGCACCTTCGATATACTCCGGATGTCCTTTAACTGTCATCGGGTGTTTGGTGATACCCGATACGAAAATGGAATCGTCCTCAGCATCGTAGATGATCTGGTATTGTACAGCCAGATACTTCAGTTTGATCTTGTCTTGGAACTGATACGAGAACAACATGAACTCGAGTGGATTGTGATTCGTCAGGAATGGATGATCCCCCGACAGTACACCCAGCAGTAGTTTCGTTTGGTCATACGACAACTCATGCAGTTGGCCTGATGCCCCTTCGATTCGAACAGTATTGGAAATATACTCTTCGTTGTCTTCAGTCATACGCATGCGATTAGCGATATCGTTGAACATTTCATGTACTGGGTTGGTCATAAGCTTTTCTCTGTTAGTGGCATTGGAAGTGTGGCTAGATCTACGTATCGCTCATGCAGGTCTTTAGCTAATACGATAGAGTAATTGAGGATTCTTTTCTTGTGATCTCGATGGAACCTTACCCAGTCTCCTGGACAGATCACTCGGTTTGGTACGATGGACGGGTCAGGCACGATCATCTTGAGTAAGATACCATGCTTACCAATTGCTACACCACAATTGGGGCAGTGTTGTGCTCCAGTGAAGTTATCATAAGAAGGATGTCTTCCTACGATAGCTCCACTATTGATGTTATTGATGACACCATCTCCAGGTATGTCACCATTCTTCAACCATTGATAAACTTCTATTGGTTCTGGCTTGGGTATGTAGATAGCCATTGTACTGTCCTATTGGCATATTGAATCATACTCTAAGGGTAAGCAGTATTTAATCCAATTAGCCCCTGTAAGGGGGTTATAAGAAGGATAAGGAGGAAGGCTAAGGGTCTATTAGGGTTTGTTTCTAAAAGCCTCTAATGATGTTATAAAACAGAATAAAAGCCTTCCTCCTTTGCTCTTAGCAGTCCTTCAACATACTATGCGTCGGGGAGGTAAAATCTTCCCCGAAGAGGTAAGTTGAGAAATACTCAAGTCACTAAAACTATGTTTAAAGATTTGATATTTTGATATCACAAACAGACATTCATGGTAAACAAATGATCAAGACAATCATCAAGTTGGACGGCACTGAAGAACCCTACATGGCTAGCAAGGCCAATGGCTGGGGTGAGTGGTTCTCTAAAAATCTGCATAACATCGACTGGGCATCTGTTGTAATGGATACAGTAGCTGAGATGCCAGAGAAAGTGAGCTCTCAGGAATTCCAACAAGCCCTTATCAACCGTCTGCTGGATATGGAAACCTGGTCTGCTTATGTAGCAGCTGGTCGCCTGTACGCAGTAAGCGTACGCAAGAAGATCTATGGCATGGATGGTATCCCAACCATCAAGGCACTGCATGCCCGCATGCGCAAAGACAAAGTAATGGTTAAGTTGGATTACTCGACTCGTGAGTATGCCGAACTTGAGAAACTGATCGACCATGATCTGGATCTGGATTCTCCACACTTTGCACTGCACCACATTCGTCAGAAGTATTCCCTGATGAACCGTGTAACCAAGAAAGAGTACGAGACACCACAGTTCACCTACATGCGTATGGCAATGGCACTGGCTGAGAAAGAGCCTGCTGCAAAACGTATGGAACACGTACGGAATTGGTACGAGATGTTCTCTCAACGAGAACTGTCTGCCCCTACTCCGAACTACGTCAACCTGGGTACTGTGCTGAAAGGCTTTGCATCGTGCTGCTTGTTCGCTTCGGGTGACAACGGTGTATCGCTGGCAGTTGGTGACTACATCGCTAACGTGATGACTCAGAAGGCTGCAGGCATCGGTGTTAACCTGATTACCCGTTCTCTGAACGATCCAGTTCGTAACGGTCTGATCAAACACCAAGGTAAACTGCCTTACATCGCTGCTCAGGGTAAAGCTGTCCGTGCTAACACTCAGAACGGTCGTGGTGGTGCAATCTCGTTGTACTACAATGCTTACGATCCAGAAGTAGAAGTCATCTCCCGTCTCCGTAACCCTAAGTCCACGGACGACAAGAAGAACCGTGACCTGCACTACGCAATGATGACCAACACCTTTACTGCGTGGTTGGTAGCAAACAACAAACCGATGATGACCTGGAACGTATTCACTGCTCCAGATCTGCACGAAGCATTCTACGATGGTGATGCTTCGAAGTTCATCAAGCTGTACTTCAAATACGAAGCTGATCCAAAGTTCAAGAAAGTTTACGTCGATGCTCGTAAGGTCGTACTGACTGCTCTGAACGAAGGTATTGAAACTGGTACTGCGTACTGGGCTAACATTACCGAGATGAACAAGCACACTCCGTTCCTGGATCCAATCCTGTCCTCGAACCTGTGCTTGGAAATCTGTCAGCCTACCGCACCATACTACTCGATGCAAGATCTGCACTCGACTGAAGATCATGGTCGTGGTGAGATCGCTACTTGCTCGTTGGCGGCTATCGTCGTGAACAACATCCATACCCAAGAACGGTATCAGGAAGTTGCTTACTATGCACTGAAGATGATCGACTACTGCATCGACAATTCCGAGTATGCTTTCCCGCATCTGGAACTGACTGCCAAGTCTCGTCGTTCTGCTGGTGTTGGCATCATGGGTCTGGCTACCCACATGGCTAAACGCAAACTGAAGTATTCTTCGGAAGAAGGTCTGCGTGAAATGCATCGTGTGGCTGAACGTCACATGTACTGCCTGATCAATGCGTCGCTGCGTATTGTTGAAGAACGTGGTCTGGCTCCATGGATCCATAAAACCAAGTGGCCTGAAGGCTGGTTGCCGATCGATACCTACAACCGTAACATCGACACCGTTGTACCAGGTGGCTTTGTTAACGAACAAGACTGGGAACCTCTGCGTGCTCGTATTGTCCGTGCTGGTGGTCTGGCTCACTCCGTTTTGGCTGCGTACATGCCAGGCGAAGCTTCTTCGAAAGCTCTGGGCGGTGCCAACTCGCTCTACGCTGTTCGTGCACTGACTATCATCAAGACCGACAACAACGTTACCATTCAGTGGGCTGCTCCTTACAGCGATGACCCTGAATACGAATATGAGATCGCTTGGGAAATCCCAACCGAGTATCAGATCTACGGTTACGGTGTATTCCAGAAGTGGACTGACGGCGGTATCTCGGCTGACCTGTTCCGTCGAATCCTACCAGGTCAAGAAACGATCAGCTCGAACGAAATGATCAGTGACTGGCTGTTGATGGTCTGGATCGGTATGAAGACTCGTTACTACCACAACGTTGAAATCGTAGCAAGTGCTTCGTTGGACGGTGGTCAGTCTGCATTCACGAACACCACAGAAGAAGCTGGTTGTGCTGGCGGCGCTTGCTCTCTCTAACTCGAATGGGTGGCTTCGGTCACCCTGTTCTCCCCAATTGGAAATAAACAAATGTCTGAACCAAAAGTAGCTGAGATGTCGGCGAAGATTTTCAACATCGACAAGAATGATTACGGTAACTACAACATCATCCTTGGTGAAGATCCAGGTCTGCTCGACTCCATTACTCACAACCACCCGGAAGCTTGGGCTGTCTACAAGCGTCTGCGTAGCTTGGACTGGGATGAACTAGAGTTCGACTTCTCCACATGTAACGCTGATTTCAAGTCATGTGATCGTTCTATCTACGACATGATGATCAAAACGCTTGCCTGGCAATGGGAAGCTGACTCGATCGCTTCTCGCTCGATCGTAACGATCCTTGGTAATGTTATTACCGATGGTCGTGTATGGACTGGTTACAACCGTATCTCTGAAAACGAATGTGTACACGCACTGACGTATTCGGAAATCGTTCGTGGTTCGTTCGATGACCCTGATGAAATCCGTGAGGAAATTCTGAAGGTAGAAGAAGCACATTCGCGTATGAAGACCGTATCGGAAATCATGGCACGTGCTCACCAGACTTCGTTGAAATATGGTCTGGGTCAAGTAGAGAACAACCAAGAGACCTACAACGATATCTTCATGTTCCTGGTAGCTCTGTACTTCCTGGAACGTATTCAGTTCATGGCATCGTTTGCTGTGACCTTCGCTATCGGTCGTACTGGTCTGTTCCAACAAATCACCAAAGCTGTTCAGAAGATCGCTATTGACGAATTCGAGATCCACGCTCAGTTCGGTCAACACGTACTGCGCGCAGAGCTCGCTACTGAACGTGGTCGTACCGCTTACGAACAGTGCCGTGAACTGATCATCAAACTGCTGTGGGAAATCATTCGCACTGAAGTTGAATGGGCACTGTACCTGTTCTCCGAAGGTCGTGAGCTGACTGGCGTTACTGCTAAGTCTCTGATCCAATGGGTTCTGTTCAACGCTAAAGCGGCTGCAGAATTCCTGGGAGTCAAAGATGATATCTGGTTCCGCTTCGATGCAGACTTCGAGCAAATGGCTGGCTTTGAATTCGTATGGCCTGAGAAGAACCCTCTGCCGTATATGACGAAGTACATTCAGATTTCGGGTACTCAGTCTTCTGCACAAGAAGAGAAGAAAGGCGATTACATGACGAACCTGTTGACTCGTCGTGATGAGAACGAAATCTTCAAATTCGATATCGAAGGTGTCGATGTAGAGGCACTGCGTAGAGAAGCATTCGGTACTGAATAACGGCAGATTGGCTTCCCCTAGGGGAAGCCCTTATGTCGCTGCTAATCCTATATCAACAAACACACAGCAAGGACACCGCAATGAACGTATATGAATGGATGGGCGCAACTGAGAGCGAACCACCACTACATGAAGATGATTCCCGAGAAGACCCAACCCATCGTCCCCAAGTTCCTCACGAAGATGACGATAACAGACAGCACCATGGCGACAGTTCGCCAGCCGGTGGTGGTCGAGTACAATCTGAAACCGAACACCAAACAGATCGTGTCATCCAAGACCCAGAGATGCTAGAAGACCTGACTGCATCTAACGAATCGATCATTGAAGACATTCGTAAGTTCTTCAAGATGCACAACCGCGGTAGTAAGTTCGAAGAGATGGATGGTAATGCTCGCGCAGGCGCAGCTAAGATCCTTAAATCCATCGGTGATACTTTCGCTAATAAGCAGTGGTTGGATAAGCAAACTCCGATCACGCACAAAATCAAAGTAGGTGATCTGACCGATCGACTGAACCTGGATCAGATGGCTGCCACGATCAAAGAAACCTATGCGATTAATGCTTCGTTCCAGAATGCCATGCAAACAGCACAACAACAAGTGTTGAAGCAAATGCTCCCAGTTATGAAACAGTGGGGAGCTGACAAGATTACCGATAAGGTGTATGAAGCTACTAAGGCAATGCTGAAGGAAGTTAAACCTCTCAGCGAAGTCATTAAGAAGCCAACTCGCCTAAAGACCAATCTGCTGCCAGGCGAAGCTACTGCTGAAGGGCGTGATCCCATGACTCCAGAAGAAGTTCTGGAAGTAGCGACAATCATCCTGAACTCGATGAAGGAAGACTCTCAGCAAATCGAAACGAACTCTGAATGGATCTATGGCGAACTGGAAGGTTTCCTGGATGCAGAGTATGAAATCGAACGTAATGATGGCCACTCAGAATCCTACAACCTAGAAGCGTGGATGGATCTTTGTGCAGCTGTCTACCGTAAGATCTCCATTGATACTGTTCCAGAGATGATGGCGGCATTCCGTCAATTCGAAGGCGCATGCGTTGCAGCGGTTATCTACATGGAACGTTCTTTCAAAGGTGGTAAGGGTGTAGCTGTAGAAGACTTCACCATCGCTAACGAAGGTTTCCTGGATGCCATCAAGAGCCTGTTTAAACAGAAACCTAAAGACGTAGAAGTCAAAGGTCTGGATAACAACGTGATCAAGCAACTCGAAGACACCCTGTTAAATGACAACTGGCTTAAAGAACAGACGCTGACTACCGGTACTGTTGAAGTTCGTTTCCCAGATGCAGCTCAGGATGGTAACTACAAACCACTAGTAGGTCGTATCCAGCAAGAACTGGACAAGGCGGCTAAGATCAATGCGGCAGCGTCCAATAAATGGCTTAACTACATCAAGGTTGGTGTGGATCTTATTATCTCTGGTAACCTAAAGAATGCCAACCTAGAACAAGTTCAGAAGCTAAACGAATTCATTGTCTATGATGATATTGATTTCGGTCGACAGGACATCGAGCCCGATAACATTACTGAAGATGACGCTGAAGTTGAATTGCCAGCTCTTGATGAGAAAGGAATCAAAGAGGCAACGAAGACAATCATCCAGTTGATTGAAATGCGTAATCAATACGGTAGGAAATCATTCGGTAATGTGCCTACTTACGTTCCTAGCAAGCGTAAAGAAATGATCGAGAACCTGGAGGATGATGATCTACGTGAAGCCTTAACGACGTTGTGTTCAGAAGTAGACGACATCCTGGGGTATTTCGTAGAGGGCTTCTACCAACATCAGTATAACTACTTCTACATGGTAGAAGGGTTAGCTAAACCACTGATGCATTGGATCCAGAAATCGATCACTGGTATCAAGTACGGTAATGAGGCATTTGCTGATGTGGGAAAGCGTTAAGTGGTCTCTTCCGTGCAAAGGAAACTGATCCTACTGTCGTAGGTGACCACAACTATCAGAAAGCAAAGCGGTTGGTAGAGCAAACGTTCTTTAACGATTCGTGGTTATCACAGCAAACCTTTACTGGTAAACCTGTGAAGGTATCGTTCCCTGGTAACTTAACGAAGTTCGATAACTCAATCATCGATACGATTCGTCGTGATGCTCAGCCCCATTCCAAGAAGGCAGGTGAATACCTCAAAGAAGGCTTCAAACCAGTCAATGAAGTTATCCATTACCTTTACCAGCACGGATGGGAACAAGATCCAGACAAAGCAAAAGAGTTCTTGAAGACAGTTGACTTCAAAGTTCATCTGAACCCAGAACACATTCAGATCGCTAAGCCCAACGAAGAACACGAACTCCCTGCTCTAGATGAGAAGTCTATTAAGGCAGTGGCTAAGACGTTCTTAGATCTGGTGGAACTGAAGCGTGAACTGTGGGATGTTCACCTGATGCGAATCTGGAAGACGTTTGGTGTAGAGGGTTCTCATTACGGTAAAGGTGGTAAGCGTTATCGCGATGCTGAAGCAACCAATGCACCACCTGAAGTTTACAAGCTGTTCCAGAAGCTGCACAAGTATGGAGAGGACTTTGAAGCATGTCTTTACAAGTTCAATTCTTCTTACACGGAAATCACTGTCCCAACAGCTGATGGGTTACTACGGTGGATGTCACGTTCGATCGCTTAGGAATAAAATACTTGGCGGGAGATAGTATAGTTGAGGACCTGCGTGCCTCAACACCACCCAGTCACTCGCCGGAGCATCCTACGGAGCGCTTCTAGAAGAGATCCTTCTGTGATTGTCACTTGTAAGGGCTATCCTTCGGGATGGCCTTTATGCCGCAATCGTATGTTACAGAAGGAGAACCACAATGAGTTCATTTACCCGCTTTACCGCTGCAAACCACTTAACCCTGGATGACAACGCTAGCAACATCTTAGGGAAGAACTATTACCGTGTCACTGAAGGCTTCCGTTATTACATCGGACATGAGAACTCAGACAAGTATGTCGACGTCCCTACCGGCTTTCTAACTGACGGTGCTTCCGTTCCATTCTTCCTACAGTGGTTGATTCCACCCCTGGGCGAATATTCCCAAGCGTGTACCTTACACGACTGGTTGTGTGAACATTATGAAATTACGCAAGTAGTTAATGGTGTGCCTACCCAGGTGAAGATCGACCGTGAAGAAATTGATCGTATTCTTTACGAAGCCATGCGTGTTTTGAATGTTGCTGCTTGGAGACGGAACATTATCCAAGTTGGCGTAGACGCGTACCGATTCGTCACCCGGCCTACTAAACCAAAAGTTGACCCAAGAAAGACGGAGCTCGAACGTGGAACGAATTATTCGCTTGGCCCTGCGACCGCTTTACCAGCCGGTTAAAGACGTAACGAAACACCTGGCAATCACACACATCCCACTGGAAGCCGATAACGAGATGATTCGTATCGGTGGTGGGTTTAACAAAGGACGCGGATTCGTTCGTGTTGATCTGTGGCGCGATGCTTACCGAGTAACACGGAAATGAAAGAAGTATTCTTAGGTGGTACGTGCGCCGGACCCGATTACCGGGAGCAGTTGATTCCATTACTAACTGTTCCTTACTTCAACCCAGTTGTTAAAGATTGGAAGCCAGAAGATGCCGCAAAAGAAGACGCAGCGAAGCAGTCTGCCAGCATTAACGTGTTTGTCATTACTCCTGCTGCTGTGGGTATGTATTCTATAGCAGAGCTCACAGAACTCGCTATTCAATCCGACAGACCGTTATTCGTAATGTTCATGGAAGTCGAAGGGTTCACCTGGAACGAACATCAACACCGATCCAACGAGCAGATCAAGAAGTTGTTGTCGAAGTACAAAGCGTTCATCTTCGAAGACCTACCTAAGATGGCTAACGTCATTAATTGGATGGCCAATCGATGATCTCCTACATCCCGCATCCAACGGCTTTTGCCAATCGCCCACCTTTCTTGCGTGAGGGTGCGCTCGTTGTAGAAGATAGCAACAAACGAAGACCTCCGGCTAATTACCGGTCAGGCAAACGAGATCCTCAACATGTGGGAACAATTACTAGCAGGTAAAAAATACGATCCGCCAGGCGATACATTGATTTCAATGTTGGCAGATACCACTGGACTAGCGGTAAATGGAAACGGTGAAGTCTATGCACCAAACAACCAGCAAACTACGCCAGGTGATGGTAAACGCTATGACTTCAAACCAGATCCGCAAGGCCGCCTGATTAAGAAGCTAACAGCTAATTTCCGTTATGCTGCTAACACAGCCGCTCTTACAGCGGCTTACTTCTATTGGCTACCAGGAACTACATGGGATACTCGCGTTGGTTTATATGACGAATGGAACGGTCAAGCTGGATTCCGTCTAGTTTCCGATCTCCATGATCGAGTGCTGGTGACCGCGGACTTCAATGGTACCTTAACGCGCACTTTCGATCCACCCATCCCACAGAGTGAATTGAGTGTTAAGTTTGGTGGTCGAACAGGACTATCATATTCACCGGCATACATCACAAATATCGTCCTCGAATACGATGAGAACTAAGTTGTTGTTTTATATACAACTATATGTGATTGGACCAGCGCAATAGTGCAATCCAATCACAGTTGTCTTTGCCCCGAAGTAAAATAATACTCGGTGTGTAATAGTATACGAGAGCAGTTGCTGCCTCATGCTTGATGGTGAACGTAGTTCAGTTGGTAGAACCCTGGAATGTGACTCCAGTGGTCGAGAGTTCAATCCTCTCCGTTCACACCAATTCACGATGGCGTTATAAACGACATTGTTTGCTTTAAGGGTTGTTAGGGGAGCGGTCAAACCCATCGGACTGTAAATCCGCGCCTAGGCTACCGTGGTTCGAATCCACGCCAACCCACCAATTTGAATTAGTAGAGGACTTGGGTTCAATACCCTTGACTCGGAAGGCCCGCCTACCCAACAGGGCTGTTAGCTTACAGGTTAGAGCGCTACTAATTCGATGTTTTACGGCTCCATAGCGCAGCGGTTAGCGTACCGGCCTGTCACGCCGGTGGTCAGGGGTTCAAATCCCCTTGGAGTCGCCAATTCGATTACCGGATCAGCTCTTGCACCAAACGGGTAACCGTTAGCTCGTTGCAAGCCTTGGTAATCTTTACTAGCATCGAAGGGTTAAAACCCCATGACCGGGCGGACCGGCGACTGCTAGTCGATCATCTTCTGACAAACACCACTTACCGATTCGTACGGTAGGTAGAGTCCAGGTAACAAGGTGATCACCCTTTTCTCTAAGTGTAGTTCAGTTGGATAGAATGCGTGGTTTGGGACCACGTGGTCGGAGGTTCGAGTCCTCCCACTTAGACCAGTTTCATCACCACCTTAGCTCAGTTGGGAGAGCGCACCCTGTATCAGGGTTGATGTCGCGGGTTCGATCCCCGCAGGTCGGTGTGCCGAACAGAAGGTACTTAGGTACAGAACTAAAACGAGGCGACGCTACGCGCCTACCTAGTAAACGCGACCTGACGCGCAGGGTAATCAATTACTAGGGAACTGTTCGGGTAAAGATTTCAAGCGCCTCCTAGTCCACACAGCGAGCTAGGGTCAAAGGTCATCCAGAGGAAGCCTGGTATCGCAATTCAATTTCATTCGAGATAGCTCAGTAGGTAGAGCAGCGGACTGTTAATCCGTTGGTCCCAGGTTCGAACCCTGGTCTCGGAGCCAAACATTCCCACTTAGCTCAGCGGTAGAGCACACGGCTGTTAACCGTGCGGTCCCTGGTTCGAATCCAGGAGTGGGAGCCATTAGCATTGGGGAGTCTTAGGACTCCTTTTATGCCGCCAATCATAAAAGAGGAAAACAAATGCCAGCGGAAGATCTACTGTTCCACGGGAAACTAACACGAGATGGATGTCGAATATTAGAATTCCCTACATACACGATCGGTAAAGATGGACCTTACTGGAATGTATTGTGCTCGTCATATGGCAACTCAGGGCACCTCAATAGTGAGGCTGAAGCGCTGGACTGGGTAAGACGATATATTAAAAGTTATGTACGGCTATCAGATTACCAAACCCTTCGTTCGGAGAATGAAGAACTGAAACGTAAACTAGCCGAATATGAAATTGACCATACAGGTGACTAATGCTAGAACGTATTGAAGAACAAAAAGTCTATCGTTCCCCTACAGGCAAACCATTCCGTGTTCTGTACTTAGCTCGACATGCACAGGACTGTAGTTGGCCTATGGTTGTCTATACTAACTTAGGTCCTACTGAAGATGCACCAATGGGTACAGTATGGACTATTGCAGAAAGTATCTTCCTCCGTACATTCAGTGAGTCTAAGTCATGATGACACCTGGTTTAGTAGAACGAATAGCTGAGCGGATAGCATCTGCTATGGGAATGACCCAAGACGAGTTCCAAGATCACCAGAAGAAACACATGGAAGAACTCAATCAACGACTATCTACACAACTAGAGAATCAACGAATGACTCCTGAGATCCTAGAGAAAAGGTGTACGTTATGACAGTAGAAAGAGAACCCACTTGCTGGAAAGTCATGGGTTATAAAGATCATGATGAGTTCTTACGAAAGGCACGTGCTCGTACACGTCTAATGACACTGATACTAAAGCGACAAGCTGAAGCACAACGCGTTACTCCAGAGATGCTTAGTCGGGTAATCGACTTATGAAAATAATCGTTGTCATGGTTGGACTAATTATCGGTCTTCTGTGGCTCTTCCGTAAAGATAACCGGAAACCCTATTTGGTTAAAGGTAGAAACAATGGAAAAACATGTAACGTTTGTTCCGGGGACTGTGGGCAATGTGGCTAGCCAAATGAAGGGGATAGACGACCTATGCGCTGCCGCACGTAAACGGATGGGAGCAACTAAAGCTATTCGATTACGGGATGCCAGTGAGCGATCCCGTGTATTCAATGCTAAGGCAGAAGCGGACTTCGAAGCAATGCGAATGACTCCCGAATTATTAGCACGGAGATGCACGCTATGACCTTAGAACGTTTGATCGAGCAGGCCCGTGATCGTAACGGTACTCATGCCGAAAGCTTACGTGCTGCTCAAGCTCGAATGGCTGAGACAAACAAAAGACTGAGCCGGGAGTTCCGTGCTCAGGAAGTATCGGAAGAATTATTGGCTAAGGTTATTTCGTTATGAGTTTGAAAGCATTGATCGACCTCGCTAATGGTAACTACCCACCTATCCCACCAGAAGAACTCGAACGCCGTTTAGCAGAGTCACGTAAACGTGTAGCTGAGTTTGACAAAGAATGCGAAGAACGGATGCGTAATCGTATCCCGACCCAGGAAGCATTGAACCGCGTGATCGATTGGGGTATCCGACATGGTTAGGAGGCATTGCCTCCTTTATGCCGTCCAATAGTCTGTATATAAATGGGTGGACTCACTATGTTTGAACAATTACTATCTGGGACAAAACAATTACCCCCGGACACAGGTGATGTCATTTTCTATATTGACATGGCTACAGTGAAAGAAACGATTAATAACCGTCCGATCACTATTTCTAACGGTGCGGTAGTTAGCACTGCGCAACTGATTGATGGTAAGCCTACGTTGTATATGCCAACAGCAGGTGGTTCAGGTTCTCGACTACTAATGAACCTGAACCCAGCTCTCGATCTCTCGTTGACCAACTGGACAGTAGAGTGGTCTGAGTATAGAACAGCTAACGCCACTACTTGGACAAACGAAGTCTATCTAAGTGACTCGACTTTGTACAAAGGCTTTACAATGCGATTCGGTGATACCGGGTACGACAACTTGCTCATGTTCTCCGATAACAACAACACGAATGGCCGTTCGGAATGTCGGATCAACGTTACAAGAACCGAGCACACTGGTATGGTAGTGCGATACGCAGTTACTTGTGACGAAGCACGACGCCTAAGATTCTATATAAACGGCAACCTAGTCCAGATCCGTAATGGTAATAACAGTAGTTCTTCTGCACCATTACAAGATTATTTCCAGTCGGGTCCCGCCGGTAACTTTGCTGCACTCACCACGTTGTACATGGGTGCACTTAACAACAACGCGAACAACGTAGCTCGTTACCTAGGTAATGTGCGGATCAGTAACTACGTGCGGTATCGCGGTAATTACACGCCTGTACCAATATAGGAAGACGCTATGTTTGAATTATGGTTAAAACCTAAAGCAGATGACTCGTTACCCCCAGGGCAGTATAAAGAGTTTCGGTTGTATATTCTTACGGTTAACGGAGCGTCGTACGCACAGCTAGCTGAATTAGAATTGTATGATGCTACTAATACTAACCGGCTAAGAATGGCTGGTGTGACAGCTAACCAATCAAGTTACTACAGTAGTGGTGGCACCTATGATGCTTATTTAGCGATTGATGGTAATGGTCAGTCAAAATGGACTTCTTCAGCAGGCCAGCAGAATAACTCATGGGTTAGCTTTGTATTACCGGTAGCCATTACGCCAACCAGTTACGTATTGGTAAACGTAGGTTCTCCCTCTAACGAAGGTGTACGTATGCCAAACACATTTAGGTTGGAAGCGAAGAACCAACAAGGTGAGTGGGTAACCTTGGATTCTCGATCAGCCCAAGCTAGTTGGGGTGCAGCAGAAAGACGAACGTACACCATTACACTTCCGTAATAATAAAATACTGATTGTGTAATAGTATACGAGAGGTTGCCGTTAGACCTCCATCAGAGCGTAAGTGAAGGCAGCCTAAAACCTTCACGTTCAGGGGTGAGATACCGGAACCTCACTTAAATAAACCCGGCCAATTTCAGGGTCATTAGTTCAATTGGCAGAACACCGGCCTCCAAAGCCGGGTGTTGGTGGTTCGAGTCCATCATGGCCCGCCAATTTCATCACAGACTTCGGTCTGCAAGTCCTCTGGTCTAACACACCTTAGGCAATCGATTTTGTAAGAGCCCATGACAGGGTGTTGGGTAAGTGCACTCCACCCCACTGCGCTGAAAAGGTCGCCTGAGTCCGAATAGATGAAGGTAGAGGATCGTTTCATCACTCTCTTACAATACGTCTCTCCACTGAGAGATGCAAGACCTTGGACTTAATCCGTCCTAGGCTCTGGACTACACAGGTGTCTGATTAATCCTCAGACTAGGGCGCAGAGTTGCACTTGTGAGTTCTATGAATGATACCCAATGACGACTGATAAAAGACTAGAGTAATCAGTTAACAGGGAAACTCGATGCCCGTACCCTCGATACCCCAAAGGCCAGATAGTCCTGGTTACTAAGGCGCTCATTCCGAAGAAGCGTGATGACTCGGCTACAACGGATTAGTAGATTCCGTCACCGGTCTACATTGAGAACCTAAGGGTTTTAGATGTGAGGCCATCTGCACGACAGTGAGCCTTCGGGTGGTCATAGTCCCAATGAGGAAGGGCGTTTCCTCCGCGCACACGGGTGTACCTCTTGAGTGGTTACTTGGTGTGCACATATTCTCGAATACTTGCCCTCCATCGCATTCTGAAGCTGCTTGTGAGGTGAGTAGTAGATAGACCTAACTTCCGTGCTAGTCTTCATGAACAGCGATGTGTTAGGTTGAAAAGTTCCCCAGTGGCGATCTACAAGTTTGTATAGCTGGGACTAATTAGCCGGAATGGTGGAGTGGAATACACAACGCACTTAAAATGCGTCGCCCATCGGGATCGCGAGTTCGAATCTCGCTTCCGGCACCAAACAACATAGTGCTTCCCCTAGGGGAAGCTTTATGCCGCAATGTTATGTTTAGGAGATAATAGAATGTTCAAACAACTATTAGCAGGTATAACTACAGTTTGGAATTGGTGACTTAAATGATGGAAACATTATTAATGCGTGCTCAGGTGACACCGTCAAATGTACCAGGGCCAGCAACCCTACGTAATGGGGACAGTACATTAGGTTATTATGGACAAGTACCAACGTCTGAATTCATTACTAGTACTGACTTAGCCACCCAAGTTAACTTGACGGCGGGTACAGCGCTTGCAAACAACGAGACATGGTTGAAGTTTGCATATAAAGGAAAGGTGCTCTTTGTTGCTATGCAACCATTCCGTAACTTCATCTCACCAACGCAACTAGAAGCAGCGAATCTAATCAACGGCGCTAAAACAATTACGTTCTTAGGTCGTCTATATAAAGTTCGTTTGATGTTGGGTGGTGCAGCATCGCCAGGTAATGGGAGCGAATGGAACGACCTGATCTACCGTGTACACGCTAGTGATCCTACAGGGTCTAATTGGGAAGCGTTCACAAACGCCGATCTGGTGGTAGGGGTTGGTAACGGGCGTACGTCGTGGTGTCAGGAAATACCATCCGGTACTAACCGTACGTATCGCGGATATGCGTCATTAACAGAGTGGGCATCTGGCGGCACTGGTTCAGCCACAGCTACAACAGGTTGGCGTCCAGTGCTAGAATTGGTCTAGTGGAACGACATAAGGCTTCCCCTAGGGGAAGCCAATATGACATCATTCAATGTAAAGGTGATCGGTACGAACCATAGACGCATCACCTGCCTTACCTAAACCGTTGAAGAAGTGGAACTCTCCATTCTCAACTGCTGAAGCGAAACCACCACGTTTGGTTAGCGTATCGCCAGTAAGGGTAAGATTACGCCAACTGTTTAGTCCAGGGATGTATTCCCAGAAGTCAGCTAAGGAATCTGTAGCGTTACCATCCGTATAACCGCCGAACACATAGAACTTGCCATAAGCTGGAAGCAAACAGGAATAGCATCGAATGGCAGGTTGTGTGGCTGGAGCAACAAATCCGTTGTATACGTTATCGCCGATGGTATAACGAATTATGTCGTTATTCGTTTTAGATCCACCGTTAGTCAACCCACCGAAAATATAAACCCCAGTACCAGAAATTGCGATAGCGTGTCCATGTCTGGATTCTGGCAATTGTGCAATCACACGCCAAGTATTATTTGAAATGGTGTAGACATCGGCTAACCTTAATTGCGGTGTAGCTTGAGTACCGTTCCAGCCACCAAAGAAATAGATCTCTCCTTGGTATACAACTGCACCATGGTAAGTACGTCCCAAGTTCGGAGTAGGGGTAAGAGAAGTCCAAGTGTCTGTAGCAATGTCGTAAGCATGCAACTCTTTGGTATAGGTCGATGAGTTGACCGTATTACCGGAGAATAGATAGATCTTTCCATTCCAGTAAGACAGTGTACCACCTGACCGACCATTTGGTAAGTTAGCTAAGTTCACCCACTGTCGTGTAGTAAGATCAAATCTTCGGAAAGTCGATATTGCACCACCACTACCATCCTGAAGTCGACCACCTCCAAGGTATATACCACCGTTACAGCCAATGGCCATAGCTCCAGAGTTGCCGGGTAATAGGTCACCAACCAACGTTACGCGAGTCTCTAATTTCTTAGGGGGCTTCCCAGGAAATAATAATTGTTCAAACATCAGAATATACCTAAGGCTAAGTCTTATAGGATGTCGGGAAAAAATACTACGAGTATAATAATATACGAGCGGATATGGCGAAATTGGTAGACGCGCTGGATTTAGGTTCCAGTGGGGAAACCCGTGGGAGTTCGAGTCTCCCTATCCGCACCAATTACCAGGAAGTATGGCCGAGTGGTCAATGGCTCGGGCCTTGAAAACCCGCGACCCTTAAGTGGGTCCTAGAGTTCGAATCTCTATGCTTCCGCCAGTTACAAAGCTGAGATGGCAGAGTGGTTGAATGCACGGGATTGCAAATCCTGCATCGAAAGATCTCGGGGGTTCGAATCCCTCTCTCAGCTCCAAGCCGCTATAGCTCAGTTGGTAGAGCAGCTGACTTGTAATCAGCAGGTCCCCGGTTCGAATCCGTGTGGCGGCACCATATTGACCTTAGGGTCCCTTCGCATTAGGTCATCCTTAGGGGTGACTTTTATGCCTTCAATTACCAATAGGAATTTCCAATGACTCCAGAAACACTGCGTCGCCGTATTAACAATCGCCTGCTCTCTGCGGAACAACATCGTGAAATAACACAACGATTAGTAGCAGCGCAAAAGACTAAAGTAGTTCAGGTAGCCTTGCCACCTCCAACCCAAGAATGTGTGGTTGCTTACGGTTCTCGGCTAACTCCATTGCTTACACCACTGCTGGGAGATTGTACTTGGACTGACGCCCAAATGGCGGCTGTAATCGAATCCAAGTTATATGAAGTTCGTAAGCAATTCCATGGGCCGAACAAAAGTTATGCTGACCCAGTACCTTCAGTAGAGATCTGCGATGCTGGCCGCAGTCGATATTTCCGTCTGCTATTAAATGGTTACGAGATCGGGACTATTGGCTAATGGAAAATAAATTGATCTTCCGCGAACATTGGTCTGAACTTGATCGGTCAGTAAACTTCGAACATCGTTTGGAAGATGGACCAGGTATGTTGGAAGCGCGGTATGTCCAACGGACTGACGATTACTTCATCGTTTACCTGTCTTCTCAGACTGGATGTGAACAAGCCTGTCGTATGTGTTGGTTGACTCAAACAGGACAGAACAAATCTCGTGACGTTACTGTGGACGAATATCTGCAACAAGCCGAACGAGTAATGGAACACTACGGACGACGGCTGTCTTACACCGGTAAGTTTGCTAATAAGGTCCACTTCAACTTCATGGCCCGTGGTGAACCATTGGCTAATAAGATCTTCTTGGAGAATGCCGATGAGATCTTGGGCCGCCTGCGGGACCTCGCAAAGAAATGGGCATTGACACCTAAGTTTTTGATCTCTACGATCATGCCTAAGGAGATGGGTGACTTAGCCCTGACAGATATCTTCAAAGACCCCAGCGTGTATCCTGAACTTTACTACTCAATGTATTCCACAGAGGTGAAGTTCCGTAAGCGTTGGTTGCCAAAAGCAATACCGTGTAACAATGCCTTGCGTATGCTCCGACAATGGCAAGAGCAAACAGGCAAAATCCCCAAGATTCATTACGCCTTTATCGATGGAGAAAATGACTCTGTAGACAATGTACTCGACTGCTGTAACATGGTCTATGCCTACGGTCTCACTGTGAACTGGAACATCGTACGTTACAACCCGCCGGAAGGACATGACTCAAAAGAACCACCAGAAGAATACATCTACTTCCTAGCGGATGTAATTCGAAACTTCCCTAACGTAGGAAAGGTTAAAGTGATCCCTCGGGTGGGCACAGATGTAAAAGCTTCATGCGGTACATTCCTGAAATAAAATACTAGGAGTGTAATGTTATGAAATAAACTGGTCTTAGCGGTTTACCAGTTCGGGCGGAAGGCCACTAATAACGGAGTCTGTCAAGCTCCTTACCGCAGCCTGGATTAGAGAGTGACTTCATTAATCTGGGTAAGTCGTGTTGGATATCCGTGAGCATCCGTCGCCAGAGCCTCCCGTATGGGGAGGACAGACTGAGTTGCGAACTACCCCAATGCGGTGACTGGACTTATCAATCTATTAACACGGAGGACGCTCTGTGTGTTAGACGATAATCTCTGGTTCTACTATATGGCATACGGTCTTCCCTGCGGGGAAGGCTTTATGTCGTTAAAAGAATACTCGTCAGGATACAGTATACTGGACTAACCGTTGACAACTACAAGGAAATGCAATGGCATTTTCGCCTGTCAATGGAATCAGTAACATGTTTCACGAAACCTGGAAAGAAAACGGTCTTCAACAAATGCTCGAAGATTTTCGAATCGACGAGTCGGTAATCGCTGGCTGTGACATTGTTCACGCTTATTACCACGATGATTATAGTAACTACTGCGGTAAAGCATACGTGCTATTCGTCAAAGATGGTAAGTACTACGAAGTCTTCGGATCTCATTGTTCATGCATGGGCCTCGAAGATCAGTGGGAGCCGGAAGAAGTCACGCTGGAGTTCTTGTTAAAAGGACAGGCGAGTACTTACGACCGAGGTGATTACCATGAAGACTTACAAACTTACTTGGCCAACCGTTAGTCTAGTTGTAGGGGAGGCTTCGGCCTCCTTTATTTCGCAATCTCAATTCTTACGCGAGGTATCGCAATGAAATGGGAACTTGGGCGTCAAGGAACAGGTTACGAAAAACTGAAGTTGATAAACCGTTGGCGGTACTTCAGTCGTTTCAAATGGGATCTCTACTTATTGCGATATCGGGTAGGTGCAGGGATACCACGGCATCGTGATCCATTGCCAGATCACAGTCACTACAGATTAAACATCTACTTGTGGAATGCACAAGCAGGTGGTGTACCAGAACACGATGATGTGATCATAAGCAATCGCTTCTTCACATTGTTCCGTCCTGATCTACACACTCACAGCGTAAGCCAAGTAACTAAAGGTACTCGTTACGTCCTTAGTTTTGGTTTGTCTAAACGCAATACCCTTTAAACTCTATTCCATCCGCGAGAGCTATATGAAACAGACACGTACATTCGAAATCATCGGCGGTGAACCAGCTCCAGGTTCCAAGCCAATCAAAGGCTGGACCGTTGGTGTTCCAGTTGAACCCGATGCGGTTAAGCAACTCAAGAACATTGCATCGCTACCGTTCATCTATTCCCACATTGCTGTGATGCCCGATGTACATCTGGGTAAAGGTGCAACGGTAGGTTCTGTGGTTGCCACCAAAGGTGCAATCATTCCAGCAGCTGTAGGTGTTGACATCGGCTGTGGAATGGCGGCACAACGTTTGACCTTTAAGTCGACCGCACTACCAGAGTCCTTGGGTCATCTGCGTGCAGCTATCGAAGCAGCCGTTCCACATGGCCGTACTGATAACGGCGGTAAGAATGACCGTGGTGCTTTCGGTACTGTAAAGGTATTCGATCACCCAGTCAAAGCTATTCGTGACGAAGCATTCGAACTTCGTAAGCAACTGGATTGGATCTGTGAGAAACATCCTAAGTTGGCTAAAGCAGCACAGCGTGCATGGAATCACGTAGGTACTCTCGGTACTGGTAACCACTTCATCGAACTGTGTCTGGATGAAACTGATCAAGTGTGGGTAATGCTGCATTCTGGTTCGCGTGGTATTGGTAACGCAATCGGCACTTACTTCATCGCCAAGGCAAAAGAAGAGATGCAACGTTTCTTCATCCATCTGCCAGATGGTGACCTCGCTTACTTGCCAGAAGGCTCGAAGTATTACCAAGACTACATTGGTGCTGTATCGTGGGCACAACGGTTTGCTGCACTGAACCGTTCTTTGATGATGCATGCCACCTTGGGTGCAATCCACAACGTACTGGGTCTGCCGATCGATTCAGATATGGGTGCGATCAACTGTCACCACAACTACGTGTCGGAAGAACGACACATGGGTAACAACGTACTCGTTACTCGTAAGGGTGCCGTAAACGCTTCTCAAGGGGTGTTGGGTATTATCCCTGGGTCGATGGGTGCAAAGTCCTTTATCGTTCGTGGTAAGGGTAACCGTGATTCGTTCTGCTCGTGTTCGCATGGCGCAGGTCGAGTGATGTCTCGTACCCAAGCAGCTAAAACCTTTACGCTCGAAGATCACATCCGTGATACCGCGGGTGTAGAATGCCGTAAGGATATCGACGTGATCGATGAAACTCCAAAGGCATACAAGAACATCGAAGACGTAATGGCTGCACAAGAAGAACTGGTAGAAATCGTTCATACGCTCAAACAGTTCCTTTGTGTAAAGGGGTGACATGGACTACATCAAGTATTGTGCGGCTGTCGATGCAGCCGCCTTGCGGTTCGTGAGTGAGGTAGCTGGACTATGTTATCTCACCCAACAACAAATCGCAGTGTACATCATCGGACGTACTAATGAGGTCATTCGTGAGGCTTACCCACACGCAGAGATCTCTACCGATTACCGAACTTATTATGATCTACATGAGCTCGGTGTTTGGGATCATTACGTCACAACTACAATCCAACAAAATGGCCGCGCCTTCTATTACGAGACATTGATCCGTTACAAAGATGGCGAATACAAACACATCCAAAGAGAGGCACCACTCATCGTGCAATTCCAAGAACGCGCTCAACAATACGCTGTAACTGAATTCCGTGAACTGAGTGGGAATTCGTCCCTCTCTACTTCCGAGTTCCTTAACCAACTGGAAGAACGGATCGCAGGGCGACTGGAAGACTACTACAGTCGTGAAGGTTTCGAAGTGTCCATTACAGCACACATCGGACTGAGTACCAGCTACACCATTCAAATCGAAGATCCAGCAGACGGACAAGAGGTTACCGTGGAAATCAAATCCACTCCATACGTAGAAGATGCACCTGTAACGCTCCCACCATTCATCCTCGAAGTTGAAGGTGAAAAACGCGGTGAGTGTTTCGAACTGAATATCAAAGATACCACCGAAGCACAGGAACGTCTGACCAAAGTACAAGCGATTGTTGAAATCGTTAAACGTACGCAAGACAAACTCAGTGATATCCATTTGGAGCTCGAGGATCGTCTCGACGAAGAAGGTATTGCTGAGCAGATCCGTATAGACATCCATGCTTGGCTCGGCGCTGTCTTTGGGGAAAAGTTCACGTTCACTGTCCGTGTGGAAACTACTGACGAACGTATTACTGTGTACGTCGAAGAAGCGTACAGTGGATGCAAAACTCGTCTCCGTTCAACTCGTAAACTGGAACCACAAGAATGAAAAAGTTTCTCGTAGGTGCATTAGCCCTCGTGATGGTTGGCTGTTCACCTGCCTACGCCGCTAGTGTAGTAGAGCAACATTCCGCTTGGGTAGAAAACGCTAACTGCGTACAAGTGGGTAAGAATGAATCCCTCTCGGGTGGCCTCGTAGGAGGCGCCCTGGGTGGTGCTGGGGGTGCACTGGTAGGTAGTATCTTCGGTAAGAAGGGACGTACCTTAGGTGCTATCGCTGGTGGTCTGGGAGGTGCCGCATATGGTGCCTCTGGCAACAAGATCTACAACTGCACGGTACTAGCTCGTCTGAAAGATGGCGAGAAAGTAATGGTCTCCAAACAAACAGAACAACCGATCGAACCGAACACTACCATGGGTGTGGTGAAGATGTCCGACGGTTCCTATCAAGCTCTCTAAGGTCACAACATGTCTAACTCTGCTGAATTGATTTCAACGCTTACTTACGCCATCACCGAAGTATCGTGTGGTATGGCTCGACTGCCCGACAACTTCGGTCTGTTGGTTGCACGCTTCCTGCAAGCTACTCCACTGAACTACAGTGCCGCTACACAAGTAGTAGCTGCTAATACCCACCGGATCTACATCAGTGACTTCAAGGACAAAGACTGGTTCTTGGATGTCTATATCAAAGACGACTTCAGTTTCCGTATCGACGGGCCTTATGAGATGTCCCGCGATGTCGCTGAGTGCACCGAAGAAGAAATGGGTGAAGCTACTACTGCGCCAGAGCATGATATCGCAGGTGCAATGTCTACGCTGGCAGATGCCTTGCAAGCTGATCCTAGTTACGCATGGAGCTGGCAATCTAACCTGGCAATGGCCATCGTAGACGAACTTGGCGTCAGTCGTCAGGCGGGAAACAAAGCTGCTGCACGTATCATGCAACACGTATTCAAAGTCGATGTCACTCAGATGAAAGAGTACAAAGACATTATTTCTTTCCGCCACATAACGCCACGGTATGTTCCTAACGAGGGAATCAAAGATACCAGTGTTGCACAAGTAGAAGAAATTCCAGACAATGTGATTCATATCACCGTAACTGGTTTCCAACCAAACTCTGGTGCAGAGGCATTGGCACAGCGTCTACCACTGTTCTTGATCGGTGGTGGTTTCACCCATGAGATGAACATTGCCGATACTACCCTGGAACCATCAGAAATCGGTCCACTGCCATCTGATAAGAAAACCCATGTGCTTATCACTGGTGTTGAATCTCGTTACCACACTGACATGGTTGGTGATGGCGAAGAAGCCGTAGATGAGTGCGAACCTGATTACGGCTTTGATCAACCGGATCTTGGTGAAGACTGCGATGGTATCGATGACTCTCCACGTGAACCGTTCGGTTGCGCTGTCCAAGAACGTCCACGGATGACCATGCGTCTGAAGCTGGATGACAACGATCCGGATCCAGTGTCCACCATCGAATACTTCCGTGGTCATTACCCAGAGGCTAACCTCGAAGTGGAATACAAGGTCGATCAGTATCTGACCGATTGCATCCACAAACAAGCTCGTGCACAGGTTGACCAACCCGATGATGGTTCTGATGAACCGGCGGGTCTGGTAATGCAGAAACCAGTTCACCTGCTGAGTGACCCGAGTTCTCGTCGCAATGCTTACCTGTTCAAACGTAACGTAGATGAAGGTGTAACTGTAGCCTTGATGCACGTTGACATCGATGATCCTGAGTTCGATGTAGAACAGGTCTTGGGTGAAGGTTGGCTGATTGTACATGCTGGTAGTTTGGAAGCTTTCCGTAAAGTTCTCGGTAGCATCGAGTCGGCATTGGAATACGCTGATGAGATCTACTGCAACAACGTACGTTGGCTGAACAAGTTTGGTGATGGTGAGAAGATTGAACTCCGTCACCATGAAGGTCCATTCACCTTGTTCCATATTGCCCAGGGCAGTATTCCAAAAGAGATCTACGCTCACGTAGAGGATGCCTGGACTGCATTCCAAGATGTCCGTCGACTGCCATCTCTCGCTGAGGTATTGGGTGATCCATCCATTGTCATTGATGCTAAAGAATACGTCGAGGTAACTCGTGGTGGTTGCATGGTTGTTCGTGAACATCCACGGTTGGAAGAACTGTTCCTGACGTTCCTGAAATTCAAGGCAACTCAGAACCCGTTGATTGATCGTTGGATTAAGTCCTTCGGGAAATAAAAAAAAAATAAGGCACATTGGCTCTCCCGAAGGAGAGCCTTTATGCCGTAACAAAGTTACATGGGGGAAAGTTCTACGCCCAGAGGGATAGCACGGACGAATCTGGATTTGCCATTCGTCATGAACAGGAACCCTGCAAGTGGGTGACCTACTTCATGAATGTTGAATGACACGAAACCGATGATGTCTTCACGCAACAAATTCGGCCAATGTTCAACGACGTGATACGTGCAGTCATCAGCCGATTCCTGAAGCTTATCGAAAACTGCATAGAGCTGTTGTCGCTGCTTCGCGCGGGTCAATGCTTCTTGATCCACGTTAGCTTGTGATACGAGCTCATTGTAATGAACATGTGCATGACGACTCAGGCACCATTCTTGTGGGTTTGCTGCGCCAGCCAAACCCTTCACGTTAATCTTTACACGCATCGGTTCCATCGTACCCGTGACAACGATAGCCACATCGTCATCAAGGCGTTGGATAGCACCGCGCAACAGAGCACCAGTTGCTGCATAAAACTCAACTGGTACTGACAGATCTTTTTCAGCGTATTGTGCAACCAAAGCTTTAAGCTGAGACATATTAAGCACCGAATGGGGTAACCACAAACATTTGCCAGTCGCGCACTTGCTGACCCACGGTCAGGAATGGATACTCGCATTTGAGATCCAGACCAGTTTTGGTAACGGTGGTTACTTCCGAGCCGTTCAGGTCTTTGATTTCGAGCTGATACATCGAAGTGTTTTGCAGTTCCACGATCATTTCCTTTTTACGTTATTTGGGTATTGCACTAATGTGATATAGATCTGAGATTGCTTGGGTTATGCCAGGTTGATTTTGTGTATCCCTGTAATATCCAACCCAACCATTACAGTAGCAGCCAAGAAGAAGACGAGTAAAATGGCTGAACCACCGACCAGAATGGTAGCGTTGATTTTGTTATCCCAGAGCAACCGATTCTTGTGGTTGGTGTACAGTGCACTGCGGATAAGATTGTTAGGATCTTGACCCAAGGCGATAACCGCCGACCAGTCCCTGTCCTTTTTCCACATGCGCATAACTTCTTTGCTTGGGCGGAAAGTGAAGTCAATGTAAAAAGACATGAACATCCACCAAACACATAACGCCACTACGCTTCCTAGGAAGCCGTAAAAGACGATTTTATCTAACAACATACACTGAGTCCCTTAATCAATTCATAAAGCGCTACAGCCATTACAGAGGCTATGAACGCTATCATTGCGTAACGTTGCGCGGTGTCGAGCCGACGATCTTTCTGACGACGCTTCATCCTGTCTTGTAATGGGTTCAACATAAATCAATCCTCGTTGAGGTACTTCAATTCAGCCTCTACCCCAGAAAGGTCAATACGTGATTGCACACGCTTCAAGATGAACTCCATCTGCCGTTCAGACAACCGACGATCATACGTCAGTTTGCCTGTGGCAATTTCGTAAGTGTCAAAGTTGCGCGATACGGTGTCTGTCTTTGCGGCAGCAATAACGAATGCTTCCAACGCCGTCAGTCTGGTAGCCCCCTTCTCTTGGGTCTTCGGTATATTGAAGCGAATACCATTTACAGCGTGAACACCTGAACCCATGTGGGCGAAGTTCTTAAAACGAGCATGTTCAATGCGATCACCGTTATCGGCACTGAGGATATGGTGCGTACCCTCTTCAGTATGAACTAACACCGTTGTCGCCCCACTGAAGATACGCCGTTCAGACTTGGGTTGGATATTAGCTTCAACCTTCATGTAATCCGAAAGATCAACTCCCTGGGTTAGTGCACCAAACATGTCGAGCTCATTACGTGCATCGCCAGCTAAGGCTATTAGCTTGATGGCCTCACCATTGTACTTACCCTTAGGCAGCGTGTAAAGCTTGAGGCAATCATTATGCCACGTAGTCTTACCCGGATGGCGTTTATGGAAATCCATAGAGCCGTCGTCATTAGGTTGCTGTCGTCCGACGATGTTATTGCCTTCGATGGTTTGCACCAAACGGTCAGCAATAATGAAATGGCGGTCAGCTACGATGTATGTCATTTGCGATCAGTCCACTTGCAATATTCATAGAACCCTAGGAAACACAAACCCAGAATAACTTTACCGATAAGTGGTTTCCAACCATCTTCACCATTTATGGGTAGGATCTCTAACCCGTACGTCCATTCCATGCCTAGAGTGAATAGCCAGACACAGAAAATGAATAGTGCTACCTTGGCAATCTCTAAGGCAGCAATCGTCAGGAACTCTCTCATTTACAATCCTTAAGGCGGCATAAAGCCCAGCCTAAGCTGGGCCTTTAAATAGGTGGGATGCGTCGTGGCACCAACACAAGGACGGGTACTTGTTTAGCGCTGGGAGATGTTCCACGGAATCCCGATTCGTTTACATATAATGGTGCATCAAGTACTTTTAGCAACAAAGCACTTAATCGCCACAATGCAACCTTCGAGTCGGGAACCTTCATCTCCCCACACACGTTCCAGGAACCAGCCACCTTTAAGGTAGGTTTCCTTGAGCCAGAACCACAGTTCATCTGAATGGATCTGTGCTGGTGGATCGAAGTCAACCTGGACATAGGAATGATTACGATTGTCTTCCTGCAACGTGTTATAGAGAATACCATTGTTTAGCTTGTCAGTGACAGCGGTGATCTCGTCTTTGTAGCGGGTAGCTATCCGTTCTTGTTTAGTTGGGATTTCGATTTGCATTTACTTTCTCCAGTTATGGGCAGACCAGCGCATACCCATGTAAGCTACTCGGGCAGTGATGACCATAATAGGAACACTGATGAACACTGTCCACCACGGCAAAGCTTTAGCCCCGAAGATAGCGAACAATGAGAAGAAACAAAATACGGCTACCCATGAAGAAAGAATCGCCACCGAAGTGATGGCGATCATTTTCAGTTCCCGTAACACCTTTTTCCGTAAATCAATCATACACCGGTGTACCGAAGAAGTTGAAGGTGTGGAAGTTCTGGATGCGATGGCGGAACTTCTCGATCTGCTCCAAGAAGAATTCCTTGGTGTAGTGCTTACGAGAGCCATAGCGTTCCACGTTCTTGATGTCGCGTTCCGTTACCGTGATCGCTTCATTGCACAGCGTGCGACGCAGATAAGCGATAGCGTCGTTACGGTTCTCCAGAGCTCGTTCTTGCATTACTTGCACATTCAAGCGCAAGATGCTTCCGGAGTCTGGGCAGCTGATCGTCAGGAACGGCGATACCTCACCGCTTTCTGGTACGACCATACGTACAACGGTGTTGTCACCGAAGTTAACGTGCTCGCCTTCTTCATACTGGCGACGGATCACAGTAGCTTTGCAAGCAAAGCGAAGGAACGTTTGGAATTGGAACGGGAGTTCTTGCTCACTGAATGTATAGTTCATAAATATCCTCTTCTGGCCTAGTTAACAACATAAAGCCTACCCGAAGGTAGGCTGTCTATAGCGTCTGGCATTCCAGAACGCAGGTATCAGTCGATGAAAGACACCAGCGGGTGTAAGGAATCTAACCTTACTAGTTGTTCAGCAATAAATTGTTAAAGAGCATCAAGAGAAAGGAAACAACACATGCAGTATCACCACATATATAGTTGTACTCAATTCTCATTATACGGGTTCTCTCTTGGGAGGGTCTTCGAGTGTCCAGTCCAAATTTGTTGGGGATTCCCGATGCTCACCTTTCGGTTTGAATTGACACCGGGTGATCCGTCCCTCGTGGCGCACCAACGAACAAGACGCGTCTAAGACAACCTCATATTGCCTTTGCAATCGCAAGAGTTCAACGCTGAGTACTGTGTGTTCTAAGATCTCACCTAAAGCTGCTTCTCTGCGCTCTGGTAAATTCTCAGCTCGTCCCCAATCAATGATGATCTCAAAGATTGTAGCTCCATACTCAGGATGATAACCGTACTGACGAATGGTGTATAGGTCGGTGACCTTGTCTGCGTAGGACTCCAAACACGTTAACGGTTCATTCGTCACTTGAGTGAACGTCAAAGGTTTGGGCGTAGGTGTAATTTCAACCAACACCAAGTGAGACATTATGCCTCCTTGCGTTTGTTCCGTGTACGATCAGCTGTCCGATCTACTTGGACGAAGTCAGCATCGTCTTCATCAAAGATCTCAGGAAACTGCCGGGTCAACGCTCGCGTAATCATACGCTTTGCAACTTCAGCGTCGATGTAGTTATACAGGATCACACCACGGTGGTAAAGGAAGAAGTGATACCAACGTCCGTTCATTCGGACTTCACCCTCAAAACCACCGTAAGAAAGCGTATCAGCATTGTGATGCTCACGGTACACGTCCAGTTGCACATTACCATCGGTATGTAATTGCAGCAGGTCATTACCCATGCCACCGAAGATAGTCGGACGTTTACGTGAACTTACCACGTCACTAATGGAATCCATCAGACGTGGCATATCTGTAACCAGTTCTTGGATATCGCAGATCTTATCTAGACCATTGCGAATCTCGGCTTCGATTTCATCACGGGTCTCTACAGACCAATGTTGAACAGGTGCCTCCAGGATGTGGACACCAAACCAAGCGAAGCCGTTGTTGTGTTTGACTTTGATGCAAAGGTGGGGAATGTTCCCCTCACCATACTGCCTGTTAACGGTATATTGTTCAATCCGTTTTAGGAGTATCCTGATTGTATCAGGGACCTCCACGATGTGTGCTGACATGATAATAAAACCTTTTGGAAACTTGAGAATTCTTTAAAGCAAACATTTTGCTCACCAGATAATAAACGGCAGTAGATTAATCTACTGCCTTGAAGTTGAGGTTAACTCCGTATTTGGAGTTGTCGATATATTCTTGCCGCTTCTTCCACTCGTCTTCACGATCAGTGAAGTTGCAGATGAAGTGGATCTCGAAACCACGTTGGTTCAGGATATCCGAAGCCTGATCCGTAACGAAGTCGTTCAGCTTTTCATTGCGGCTACCACCGGCCATGTTTACCAGCCGGACGTAGAAGTTGTTCAGCAGGGTCGATTCAGCAATCCCTACTTGACGATTCGTCAGCACGAAATAGGCATGGGTGCTATTGTGACGCACCACGTACAGCGAACCAGCGCCAGTCTTGTCGATCTGTTTACGGGAAGCCAGCAGCTCCGCCTCGTACAGTTCGTTTTCCAGCTCTTGTGCAGAGAAGCGCAGCGGTTGGGTCAGGAACCACAGTTCCAGTTCGGCACCACGTTGTTTAGCTTTCTTCACGCAATCAGCACCAGCCCCCGACTTGCTGTGGAAGTTGTTGATGATCGACGCGTAGTTGCTGGTCTCACCCAGCCACACTTCACCGGTATCGCCAATGATGATACCGAAGAAACCACCCTTTGCAGATTTCGGTGCAGTGCGTTGTTTGGTGTAATCCGCCATGTAACGACGCAGGATACCACGGCTGATTTCACGGTTAGTCTTAACTTCTGCCACTTTTATTTACTCCTAATGTGGTGTATCTACAGCTGTTATATAGCTGTTAATTGTTTTTCAATTCTTCTTTGCGTGCTTCTTCTACACGCTTAGCCAAGTCTTTACGCCATTCTTCAAACGGCATGTACTTTACTTGTTGCACACTGGTTTGATGGCAACGTTCCATTACGCCATACGGAACAACAGCTTCACCAGTACGGTTTTGTTCGTAAAGCCATTTGTCCATGCAGTTACTGAGCATCGCATGACGCTCCGCGAGTCTCGGGGTTACTTCGAAGTTTACCCACAAGGCCAGGTCTTGGTCAAGAGCCGTATTAGAAGAAGCTTGGAAGAGATCTTTTGGATTGGTCACGATCTTTGCTACACACAGCAGGCAGATGATTACCAACGCGCCAAAGCCAGCCCAACGAATATGTCCACGCATGTTAAATCCCTAAACGAAATAAAGCAGCCCCGTAGGGCTGCATTTATGCCACGACTTCAGTAAAGTGAATCACAGACATTGGTGGGCAATTGTCATTGCTGCCACGCATGTAGTAATACCCAGCCAAAGTTTCGTGTGGTTTGATTACACGGAATGAATCACCCTTTTCACCGAGAACGATGTGCGAACGCCCTTTAAGCGCTTTGACTGCCAACCGCTCACGCAGAGTGACTACTTGATTCTTTTCTAGCATTGAATATACCTGATGTTGTTTACATCAGATGATGTTACCAGGTATATTTTTCGTCCCAGAACATTTTCTTCGTAATGGCATGGAACTCGCGCCACTCTTCATTCCACACGCCGGTACGCGCATTTGGCAAACGCCACATGGTATCGTCATGCTTAAGGTCGAGTGTCAGCATTACTTTCTTCCACCCATTGCGAATCTTACGAAGCTGAGTAGCTACCGAGTAACGTACGGCACGGTTGTTACTGGCGGATTCTTTTGTAATACCAGGGCCACCGTCAATACGGATACCCAGGCGAATAGCTTCAGCTACCAACTCAGCAGTTGCACGTTCCCAGCGTACGACACGTTCAGCAATCGTCATGTGTACATCCATGCGATAGTTCTGACCACCTGGAGTCATTGACATCCAATCTGGAAAACGGACGCTAACAAAATGCATGTAATCCGGATTGTCTTTATGCTTATTCAGGTGTTGGATCAAGCATTCACTAGTTTCTTTTGGTTCAGGTTCTGGTGCATCTGCCAGAGTTTTCATCTTGTTAGATGCTCTGTTGTGAATAGAATTACCTACGATGAAAGCTTTAAGTGCTACGCGGAATTCTTCCCACAAGCGCATATCTTCTTTGGTTTCAGGGACAGCCCACTCTTCAACTGCAGACCAGACCTTTTGAATTTTGCAGACGTTCTTCCACGACTTACGATCTTCGCGGAAGGTACCATGTTCAAGATAACGTTGCAGCAAACTGATCGCGCTATAACGCCGATGCTTCTTACCAGCCAACCCAACATGGTTTACATCTAGCTCCTTCGCTTCATACAACAGAGCGAAAGCAGCTGCGTGAACCATTTTGATCCGATATTCCATCGGCTTGGTCAGGTCGTAGTTAATACCACCTGGGAAGTGCGATTGAAAAGTTGGTTGAGAAACAGTCAGGAACGATACGAGTGTCATGTTAAGCCTTATTTTGAAATGCTGAGAGACCGGCGATAATGCGTACAACAGATTCCTTTACAACAGGGCGTTCCCGATGATAGATCGGGAGTTGTTGGTTACTAAGGTACTCAATCAACAGTTCCTTATTTACCTTACCCAAGTGCTTGACACGAATGATGTCTTCTACCAGTTCACCCTTCTTGTTCAAAGAACGGTAGACAGTAAGAACGAAGCAGTAGCCGTCTACTTCATCAAACATGTCTTCTTCAGCCACGAACGTGTTATTCGCAGCTTTATACCACGGGATATAAACTTTACCTTGCATCAGTACTTGATCCCTAGATTATCAAAAGCAACAATCAAAAGAACGATCACCACGACGATGTAGTTACACGTCACGAGAGTTTTCTTTAAGTAGGTCATGGCATCGCTGGTAGGATCTATACCGGAGATGAATCCACATCCCCACATGACCCAACCCGCACCCACCAGAATAAAGAATGCACTTACTACTGTGATGAACATGCTACTACTCCTAACGTCATAAGCGAGCCCGAAGGCTCGCCGTTTATGCAGCTTGGGTATCCAGCAGATATTGGTCGCGAACAGTGCGCCATTGATCTGCAAGATTAACTCGGTTGTAATTCGACTTCAGGTGGTTCAGGAAGTCCTTAGCTGGACGACGCTCCAGGTACTCGAGATCGTTTGGATCCCATGGACTTCCGGTAACCGATACTTGTGCGGCTTTACCCAGTTCCAGCATCTCCAACGCTTTCTGTTGGAATGGACCTTCCCCAGCATAGCCAGCCATGCCAGGGAATTTATCCAGGAACTTAGGCCAATGCTCCAGAATGTACTCACGACGCAGACGTGCCAGCTTTGCGTCTTTGGTTTCTACTACTACGGATTGGACTGTTTGATTACTCACTGTGATATCCTTGTTTGATTGCACCAACAAATGGTTCACCCACCAAATGGAAGGTCTGACACACCATTGGTTTGAAACGTAAATTTAAACTGGCACGCATGTCGACTTTGTACATCGTCATGACGTGTGGTTCACCTTTAAGTTTCCGATGGTTGCCATCAACAGGATATACTTCATTCAGCTTAGTGAGTTGCGGTACAACGAAATCCACAATCCACTTGTTGTGATCGATGTGGCTACCGATCTGAGTTGTGGTAGGCAAACGAGACCACTCGGTCAAACCACCGGCACCACGAATATCGAAGTACCAGGAGTCTTGAGGATCTTCCGAGTAGAACCCTTGCAGCATGAAAGCTACACCGTCGGCCTTACGAACGACTTCAATGACGTAGAACGATTCATTTACCATCTTCGAGTACCTTTGATAGTTCCCAACTGATGTCAGGGATTACATAGGAAGGACCGACGTAACGGACATGTGCTTCACCGTTAGCATCGATATGTACGCGGACCATATCCGATTCATCGAACTGTTCCAGGTTATCTAGCGAACGATGCATCACAGGGCGACACACTTGAGAATAACCGTATTTCTCGTTTTCAGTCTGATCCGTGTCTTCCAGATCAATCCAGAACGTGGTGTTGCGTGCAGGTACTCGCCACTCAATGTCATCGAAGATAAAGTCTTCACGATAACTATCGACTGGGAAGTGTTGGCGATGAGTCAGACGAACTGAGCGGAGTTTAAACATCCGCCAGCTTGGTACTACACGCCAACTCCATAGCGCTACGGCAACCCACGCACACAGCAGCATCAGCGCTAAACCAATCAAAACAACAGTGTGCCAATTACTACTGGTGTCAGGAACGATCCAGCGAGCGACGTCACCCATGTAGTAAAGACCAGGGAAGTAAAGTGCGTAAGCGATCCATTGACCATACTTCTTAAGAAACTTGTACATTTTGATTCCTAATGTCGGCATAAAAGTGAGCCCGAAGGCTCACCCTTTAAAGTCAAACTCAAACACAGCGTCAGAGCTACGGCGTTGTACGTTCCACAGCAGCACGTAGTATTCACCTGCCGGTTGTTTCAGCTTGGCGAGGAACTTCGACAATGCTTCTGGTTCATTCACAAACCCAGAAGCGATCATCATACCTACGTGGTAGTCCGCTGTATCAGCAATGGTGTTGCTGGTGTTCTTAGGGCACCAGATCAACTTCTTGACACGGGACGCTTCACACACTTGACCGATTGGATCTGCACCCAACCGATCACGAGCTACACGGATTACGTGCATTAGGCTTTGCCTCGCAGCTGTCCCAGACCTTCTTCCAGTTTGCGCTCTACCAGGTCACCGTTGACGGCGAAGTAGATGCCTTCACTGGTGGTAATCAACAGATCCCCGATAGTGAACATCGAGTACTCTTTCAGGGTTTGCTTATCCCACTTGGCCACGCGCATCATATCGCGCACAACAGCTTGTGGGTGTTGGTTACCCAGGCAAGCGATACCAGTGATCGGGTTACCTTCCATGGTACGTACTTCTTCAGCACGGAAAGGCACGTAAGCGTTGAAGTCCTGGGACTCTTCGTTCGACGTGATGGTCACGTCATTACCCTGCACTTTCAGGTGATAGTGGTGGGTCGAACCATTGAACAGTTTCACGTCCAGGGTTTTTGCTTCAGCAGCTTGGGTCATGCTTGATTTCCTTTTTAACGTAATGCGGAAGAACAGCAACAGGTTCATCCGAATTGGTTTCACGAATTTGAATGTTGTAATGTCCAACAGGAACATTACTAACAGCAGTTGAACCGATCTCGATCATAGCGTACCGTGCAGCTTGATACTGATCGAAATAGATTCGTTCATGCTCTACTTCCGTAGGCATAAATAAAGCCTTGCGAGTAGACTTAACACGCGAATAGAACTTTCCCACCATACGAGAGTATTCGTAGGGAACTTCCATTTTGTCATTCACCAAGACGATGTAATACCGCCTTGGTGGAATAACACCGCGCCGTTGGTCGTTTCTATAGTCCCACGGGCTGGGCATAGGTGGTAGCCTCTGACAGCTTAGCGATAACTTCTTCCTTTACCGGAGCATTCCGATAAGGCTCATCGCTTTTACGAACACCCCAGACTTCAGGAGCCTTGGATGGATCGTAAGACATGATCTGAACAATCGTACCCTTGCCAGCATACAGCACTTGACCAACACCAGGTTTGGTAATGAACACGTCTTCTTTCAAGACGACGAATTCACGGACCTCAAAGTTCTTTTGCGACATTGTTACCTCAGTTCAAATACTTAGCACGTGCAGTTTGCAACGGTGTGCGTTCAAACCCGATGTGAGCACCAAACGGTTCCTTATCCAGAACCAATTGATAGTCTTCATCGTAACCCTGTTCCCATGGTAGTCGACCAGCAGCATCCGACACTACCAGTTGATACACCATAGCTTTCTTGCGCTCGTCTTCGTTGTAGAACACAGCGTGTTGCCAGCCGTATCCTGCAAACCAGCGATCAACGTCAATCCGACGCAGGTGAAGACGATCTGTCGGCAGTGCCGTGATCCCTTCGTATCCCCGTTGCCTCATGAGGAACTCGAAGAAGTCTTCAGTAACTAGATCCCCATCGATTGGTTCTTTCGCCCAGTCCAGATACGCCAGCATGTCACCGATGTGATTGCGCATTGCACCGAGTTCCATGTCCGTAAGACTGAAACCCAGTACCAGATCAGGACGCCCATAACGAGCGTTGCCAATAGTAGCAAGCACAGGTGGTGCGTCTGGATCAGGAGACGAACTGATGAACTCCCATTCAGAGTCACCCAGAGCTTCACGAATCATCTCTACCGTGGCCAGGCGTGCTTCTTGAATGCCTTCTTTCGTGTGATGCGATGGAAACGCCAGCATTTCATTTCCTCAATTCAAGAGACAGTAGTCAGTTGTGTTAGATGCTCTAATCGTTGCTTCAACCCTTTTGCAGTCTTTTGCAGAATGAATCGGTATTTCGATAAACTTCAGATCCATGTTGGAGAAATGGCTAGGGCTCGAATACTGTGCTTGCAGTTTCCGATTAGGATGCCGTCCAGCCTGCAACAAGGCAAGTTGTTTATCTACTTCAGCGCTCACCGTACGAGATTGTCCGATGATAAACCAACCACTAGACACATGATCGATTATGTAAACGCCTTGGGTCACCAACGTACTGCGTGCTCCGTTGTTCGGCACAATCGCACCAGACTTCAGTTCACGGTATGTCAATGACCAGGTATATGCTTTTTCTTCAACGGTGTACATCGCGCACTCCTAAATTCACATTAGATTTAGGAGACAAGTACTATTTGCCAAACAGAGGAATCCGACCACCGCTACCAAACCATTCCAGGAAACGAGTCCACAGATTTTGCTGAGGGTATACCTGGACATAGTCGAGGATACGATCTTCATCAGTTGCACGAACGTCGTTGTTTGGCGCACGCTCTGGTTGCTTCGGTTGAGAGTTCTTGAGTTGTTCACAGAACTCGTAACGCAACTCCAGATACTTCGAACGCTTGGCATCTGGTTTCTCCAGAGCCCACAGATACAAAGCAGCCAGGTTATCCCAGGTAGTACCCGATTGGATATTGCTGGTGCGATGAGCTTCCAGTGCTGCGAGTTTGATCAAGCTCTTCTGATCAGCATTTGTGATGATCAGGTGGTGTGGGACCAAATTACGCTTGCAGAGTTCACGGAAACGTTCGTTCAATTCAGAGGCCATTTACTTTGTCCTTGCTGGTGTAGAAATAGGTGCCTTTGGAGTTCTTTACTTCGATGATATCCCCACCAGCATCTATTACCAGTTCGAGGGTATCACCTTTGTGTGCCACGGTAATAGGTGTTTCATTTACCGAGAGCACGATGTCTTCCTTAGCTGTTAATGTCATTCGCCCACTCTTTGTTGTCAAAGCCTTTGGATGGTGCTTGTGCCTTACCCGCTTTGTGGATAAGCATTTCGATATCGGCATGGATATCAGCCAATTGGAACATCAGTTGAATCCGCGCCAGCTTCGTGACTTCGTGATCATACGCACCACGCTCGACACGAGCTGCCTCAGCAAAGAGCGCTTCAGCAGTCATGCCGGTGGTTTCGATGCCCAGTTTGGAAAGCAGGCGTACCAGTTTCAGGTACATCAACGAGTGGACGTTGTCGTTGAGGAACGAAGTGCTCAGCTCAACGCCGTAGACTTGGTCGATGTATTCCTGGATGTTATCAAACTGCATTAGGTGTATTCCTTCAGTACGTCTTCGAGATCATGGGGATTTACAGAACCAACTTCGCCGTAGTTATCGACGTTAGTGCACACAAACAGATCGCCATCGCGCACATCATCCGCGTGCTCGACTTTGAGTTGATCGCCCTCATTCGCATAAGGAATATCATGTTGCTGGCCATTACGATCCAGGACCGTAATGAAGATATCACGCGCGGCGGTCAAGACCATTCCGGGTTCGACTTTCGACGCTGCGATTCCGCGGACTGCCATGGTTAGGATACGTGCGAGCATGAGTGGGCTCCTTAACTTTCACTCGCCAAGTTTGGTCGAGGATGGAATTAATACAAGGACGGTTCATTTATTTTGGCTCTCCTGTCACTAAGGAGTAATGTAGAGCTGTAATTTTTTACAACATAAAAGAGTCCCCGAAGGGACTCCGTTTAGTTGAACTGCAGCTTCAAGCCAACGATCGGTGATTCCCGATCAACATGAATGGTGCAGTAACCAGTTGTTGGGTCCAGCGTAAGGATAAAGCCCCAACGCAGTCCGCACAGTTTGGTTACATGACCGATTTCGATACGAGCCTTACCACGACTTACATAAGCTGGATCACCCAACTCAGTAGGCTTCATGCGGGAGATATCATGAACACACAGGTTATCCCCAGCATCGATATACGCGATCTGCTTAACCGCCAGCGTTACAGACTTGCCGTCGTTCTGACACAGTGCATACAGATCAATCGGATCTTTATCCGTGATCTTGACAAAACCGGTTTCAACAACTTCACCACTCGGCAGGATTACCCGCTGTGGCATGGATTGCGCGTGCTGTACAAACAGCTGCGCGTTGTTATTACGTTGCAATACTGGGAATTGCCCAGGATTCAATTTTTCAGACATGCGAGATTCCTTACGAACGTTGACGTCACTACGATACCCAGTGTCATTACAACACTTAGGAGGAACGTGATCTCGCTAATGGGCGGTTCACCAACTTTCCTCACTAAGCTTTGCTCCAACGGAGCGTAGCCACAGGCTTGGACAAATTGGTTTGTTCGAATCGAGTGATCCGTTCACCTACCAATTTGATCTGTACCCGGAAGAACAAAACGTCTTCAGAGTTTCGTAGGATTGGGCTCAGCTTCGCCACTTCCTCAGACTTGTGGTAACGTACCTCAGTGCCTGTGATCGTGATATAGAAGTCATTCAGCCCAGCGTGTAGCTTCTTACTCCCATCAGGAGAAACAAGCTTAGAACGCTCTACAACGCGCTGGTTACCGTACATCGTGGTAACGTCTACGCTGTCAAAGTTCATTTCCATTACTGGCTTTCGTGCCCAACTGAGCAACCACCAAACACCAGCCACCATGCCCAGAAAAATCAGGGCCAAATTTCCTGCACTTACATCTACTAACATCTTGCCCCCACAAATGGCTTAGTTGCTTTTATCATGCCAGCCACGGAATGACGCTTAGGGATATCTAGTTCAGATATCTCTTCCCCCGTATAAATAGAACGCACACTGGTAAGGGAACCGTCAGGATCAACATTGAACTCGACGGCCCCGGAAGGATGAATACCCAATGAACGCCAAGAGACCAAATCGGTTTCAATAATGAAATGCCGCAACTTACCCAAAAACTCAGTAACCCACACATTGTCTTGTTTGATCAGCTTGACGTCCATTTTAGTTATCCTTGTTTAGCCATGGCTTCCCGCAAAAGATCACCCATGGTCGAGGTGGGTTTCTTTTTGATGCGTTCACCGAAACCGTGTTCTTTTGCTAATCGTTCGATCATATCGAGGTTTTCGATGATCTTATCGATCTGCAAACCAGCGCTCAATACTCGGGCCTGTGCATACTGTCCAGCCTCGGCCTTGATCAGAATGTCATGAGCTTGCATGTACTCGGCGCGACGTTCTGCCAGTTGTTTGCTATCGAACCCAGCGTAAGGACGGAAGCGGATATGCATGAACCCGACTTCCATACCTGCGAAAGCTTCACTTACAGCGATTTGTTTTTCTTTCGGTACATGAAACCCGAAGGATTGGAACAACGCAATCGGAGACCGAACTTCGGTCTTTGCTGGTGCAACGTAATTCGAGAGATCCATTATACTTCCTTAGGTACAAATGCTTCGTAGTGTTTCATGGCATAAAGCATCGGAGTAACTTTACGCTTGGAATTATGATGCACGTATGGCTGGTTACGCAGATCACGGTTAATCCGAAACCATTCAATCGCTTGCTCTTGAATCTTTTGCACCGAGTCACCCAAGAACAACACATGGGCTGGCTCGTATTTGAAAGTCCCATCATGCCAACGACTAGCATGCACGCAAACCCGAACTTCAAAGATACCGAACCCAGCAAAACCATTATACTGACAATTCTGCCAGATCAGGTCTTCAGGCTTGACTACCAACAGATCACTGTGACAGTATTTAACCGAAAGGATGAGTTGCTCAATCGTGGTGTCTTTGGAGATGTCGTAGAATTTGTAGGACTGGTTTGTAGTACATTGCCGAATATCAGTACACTCAAGCATGTTCACACTCGAACTGTTGACTGATAGAGGCACGCATTGCAGCGATGTCTTCAGCAGTGATGAGATTGAATGCCACCAGCTGCACAGAGTGATGGTAGGTTTTATCCCCATCAATCAATGTGAAGTGAACAATTGCGCTACCTTCGTATTTGTCGATAGCTGTACAGCGCCAGTCGAAGTTAAGGAAAGAGAACAGCACGCGATGTGCGCGTTCCAGTTCTTCATCAACCATGTTTGCCAACAGATAGTCGATCTCACCAAGGACTTCATCACGGTCGAAATCACCATCACGTCCTACGGTCACATGCCCCACGTCAGCAGAGATTGGCATCCCCAGTTGGTCATAAGCTGCCATGGTGGCGCTCCAGGTTTGCAAGAAGGTACGTGCAGCATGCAGTTCCGATTTAGTGGGTTGTTTAGGACCCAGCTTACGGAATGGAGCACATGGATTACCAGCTTCGGTGATACCATGATAACCTATAACATCACGACCAGCAATCAAGGCGATACCAGCATTACGTTGAACAAAATTCTGCACGAACGTTTCAGCTTCTTTTTGATTCTTGAAGATAGCGCAACGAGAGTCCAACGTGAACAAACGCTTGGAGTGTTCGTATTCATCCCAGAACGGCATATGCATGCCGAGCGAACCATGTTCGTTCAGATAGGTACGCTGTGAATGCTGACCACGAATTTGGGTTTCAATGTAAACTACACATTTAGTCATCTTAAATGGACCTATTGTTTTCTTTGTCAAAGAGACGGTTAACAGCGAAGAAGAACTGTACGTTAAACCGATAAGGCCAACCAAACGGTTTAGGGTCTGGTGGATTAGCTTCATCATGGATTAAACGCACAGAGTTATTTACAACTTTGATGCGGCGGTCAGGCATGTAGACTTGTGGCCCATAAGTAGGACACGTATCATACTCGCCATCGGGTAATTCGGTTATAGGCATACGTCATTCTACCCCCGCTATTGTGTAAATGATAGGGGTGGACAGATACAGCAGAAACAACACGGCGACCGTACAAGTAAACCACTTGTAGAGCTGACGATCAATCTTTCCATTCCCTGCCAATAAAGCTACGGAACTGGAAAGCCATACCCACAAGACACCACCCATGAGAAAAGTAAGTGCCCACATCATGCCTTTGAACATGTTAGTACCCGAACTTCTCATTTACGAATGGAACTTTGAACAACTGGAGCAGATCCATGACTTTGTACTTCTCTTCGTCATTGGTCGGCATGAAACGCAGCTCATCGCCCGGTAACCAGATGTAAGGAACCTGTGTTTCGTCTTCGATCATTTCAACCAGATCGAGGATACCTTTCTCAGCCCACTCATAAGGATCGAGTTTGATGTCGGTACGACGCCACACCAACAAATCTTTGTGGTGTTCGATCATCTCGATCACGTACAGTGCATCAGCGCCATCTTTAGGAATATAGGTCATGAGACCTTCATCCCGACGATCTGGTTGGTACCAGCCTTCCATGAAGTTGTGGATACCATCAGCAGCTTCCACAGCCTTAGTGCTCAATGGGTCAAACTTGACTGTGATCTCCAGTGGCTTACCGTCGTTATCCAACAAGTTAAGCCGACGCTTCAACAGGGTACGGAACTCAGTCCAATCAGAGCCCCAGAACTCGATGAACACCCATTCACCATCAGGTGCATCGAAACCACCCTGGAAGAAGGCATTGCATTTCTGCCGTGCCTTGTAGTATTCGCAGGTGTAGTACTGGGAACGCATGAAGCGAGAAAAGATCTGGTGCACAGATTCGGTAACGTGCTTACCGTAAATGTTGATACCTGGACCTTTACCGGGTTGTGGCTTTACTGGAATCTTGATCATTACGCAATCCTTACGTGTGGTTCGTTAGCCCGAGGTTTGTGATCTACACGAGCGATTTCTTTTACATCTTGCTCATGGAGATTAGTAGCCCGGTAGAACGAGTCGAGCGCTGCTTCCAGCGACATCGAATTCTTAGCGGTCCACTGAGTGCCATTGAAGGCAGTAACTTGCCAGATCATGCGGCTTCCTTAAAGAGGTAGGTGCGTTGAGAAGTTGCTGTTTGAATCAAACCGTTGTTGTCATCCTGTCGACGGATGAATATTCGGACAGGCTGATCGAAATCTTTGTCTACCTTGAGTAGCTTTCGCATTGCAGCTGGCGATAGCTCCATCATGCTTGCCAGGAAACCACGGGCTTCCTTGTACGTGTCAATAACCAACGCATTACGTTCCTGGGAACACAGCCCTGCTTTCACCACGGGTTTAAACAGCGTGCTCTCAGGTTGCTTTTCAGCGGTAATGAAAAGCTTGGAATCACCTTTGCGTACTTCAAAAATATACTTCGACATCATTTCATCTCCACGGAATGCAGTGTATACCATGACTTGAAGAAACCGAAATAGGTACGTTCTTCTAGAAGTTCTACTATGATGGGTCCTTTCTTCCAGTTATGGACTGTTTCCATCTTTAGGATGGAACCATCTTCATAGAAACTGTAGACCCCCTTCGCATCTGCATATGAATCATACTTGGCCGCAAAGCGTAGATATTCGTTCATTCCCCACACACTACCGGGCTCACGTATACCTACCTTACCATTGGCATCGGCAAAGCATTGATACTCATGTTTCCACCGGACTTCAAGTCCTTTGAAGTACTTGTAGCGAAAGCGAATAACATAACGGCCACCCAGCCCACGAGTAGACGAATTGTTATATCGGCAGTCTTGCCAGTAACCGACAATACCAATCGATCCCAACAGTGCAGAAAGTCCCAGTGCACCGATAGCAAACCAACCATAGATACCAATTTCCATCGTACTTCCTTAGTTTCACACAAAAAGAAAATGGGCCCCGAAGGGCCCATCTTTTAAGGCTGGGCGTCCACCACTAGCTTCCGGAAACCAACGGAGGCTTTGTGATGAACGGCATCGGCCTTAAAGATGATTTTGATGAAGCGTTGCAGCGCAAACTGCTTAAGCTCGGTGTCCGGGGTGTAGATGAGGTTTTCGAAACCAACACCTACCCAAACAACCAGAAACTTTACGTGATCTTCTTTAACATCCATACGGATGCTGGTAACCTTACGATCTGGATTTACAACAAACAGATCGAAAAGTGGAGATTCGGGGCCAAGGTGCTCATGGTACTGGCGCAGCGTTTCAGTCAGTGCATCATTGTGTTTTGCAACGTGCTTCGGTAAAGTCCAACACCAATAATCCAGCGATCCGGAATGACTTCCGCCTTAGAGGCGTTCAGGCGTTGGTCAAGATGCGTAGACACTCTTCACGATCGTTGCCGATAAAAGGTGAGCCAGAGGCA